CCACCTTCGGACAAGTGGACGTGACTTCACCTGACGACCGCATTTGCTGCATCGAATTGCCAGAAGAACATGCGGGCGACGTCCATGCCGCTACCCGCCGCGCCATCGTCCGCGCAGCCGCTGTAACGAAGAACGACGAGCGCATCAAGGCTGGGCGCGCAGCAAAGCCTATCCCGCCCAACCTAGGTCACGTTCGGGCAAACCGGGAGAAGGCGCTGTTCTCCCACATCTGGAACTACGGCCGCCAGGAAGGGCTCACGAATCTGCCGAACCCGTGCGCTGGCATCAAGGGCTTCACGGAAGAGGGCCGGGACGTGTATGTTGACGACCCCCTGATGGCGAAGGTCATAGCCAAGGCGGTCAAGCCGCTGGTGTTTGCGCTGCGCCTGGCTCACCTGACGGGCCAGCGGCCGGCCGACGTGCGCAAGATGTCCGAGAGCCACATCAACAACGGCTTCCTCCATGTGAAGCAAGGGAAAACTGGCGCCATGCTGCGCATTGCCATCGTGGGCGAGCTGGCCGACCTGTTGGCCGAAATCAAGGCCTTCAAGGATGCCCTGGGCGTGCACGCGCTGCAGCTCCTTGTCAATGAGGATGGCCTGCCACTGACCTACAACATGCTGCGCAACCGGTTCGATGACGCGCGCGAGGCCGCCGGCATCGACAAGAATCTGTTCCAGTTCCGCGATCTGCGGGCCAAGGCGGCGACGGAAGCTGACGATGCGGAAGGCGGCATCAAGCATGCGCAGAGCCTGCTGGGCCACACTACCGAGACGATGACAAACGACTACGTCAGGAACAAATTGGGCAAGAAGGTGCAGCCCCTGCGCTGAATGTTTTGCGGAACAGTGCTATTTAATTGCGGAACAAAAAGAAAGCCCGCTATCTTTTCAGGAGCGGGCTTCGCAATGCCAGTAAGGCTTAGATGGTGGGTTCTGACAGATTCGAACTGTCGACCTACGGATTAAGAGTCTGGTGCTATTTCCTTATAAATCAAAGGACTTACGTCATATCTGTTCCGCAATTACTGAAAAATCGAGACCGGCAAACCCGCTAACTGGGCGGGACTCCATTTTTTTGCGGAATAGTTTTACGCCACGCTATCCTTGCTTCATGTACACGGTCTACGAGGTCTACCGGGAAGGCATAGAGATGCCGGAAAGCTGGTGGCGCCCCCGGCGCGTGGTGGGCAACCTGGTGTTCGGCGAGGGGTCGCTCAGCCGCTACCGCTTCCCGGTGGCCAACGTCCTGGGGGCCGATGCAATGCCGCTGCTGGGAGAGCTGCAGTACGCCCGGCAGGAGGCCTACAAAGGCATGCTGGCAGTGCGAGGACTGCAGAAGCCGGCGCACGTCAAGGACCTGGAATGGCGCAAACGGTCTTATCCGCAGCTTTGGCTTTGTGTTCCGCTATCAAAAGAGTAGCTAACAGCGCAATCACCGTATGGGCTCGAAGCTATTTTGGCGGTAAATCATGTGCTCAGGGCCTAATGAGGTCCTGGCATTGTGTTGCCGGGCAGACAGGCGGATAATTCCAGCCATGCTCAAACCCCTGCTGCTGGTCGCCCTCCTCCTAGTTGCCTGTTCTCAAGACGTGCCCAAGGTGGCGAACCGCACACCCGCCGAGCGCGCGGTACTGGCGGAAAAGAAACTGGCCGTGCCGCCGGTGCCGCGCACCTATGCTGTGGGACAGAACGAACTGGTGGTGGTCGAGGTACCTGTCGCCGACAGCCAGCACTTCGTTGATAAACAGCGCTGTATGGTGTTCCGGGACTTGGAGCTCAAGCAGGTCACGATGAGTTGTGGGCAGCAGCCGGATGTGCTGGTCGCCGCACCGTGATGACAGACGGTAGTTGACATATCCTGCGAGAGGCGTAGATTGAGGTTTTCTTTTATTGAAGAACTCAATTCAACCTTTTTAAGGGAATGAACATGAAGCGCTAAAACTGCTCTCACCAATGAAAAAAGCCCCCGCAGCCAAACGGCGCGGGGGCTTTTCTTTTGGCAGTGACGCGGCGCTTTAGTCCTTCTCGTTACCATCCACGGTGAGGCCGTTGCGCAGGTTTTCCTTCTTCTGGATCGCCTTGTCGCGTTCCTTTTCAAGAGTGCGTTCGCTGATGGCACCCTTGCTGGCGTAGCGCTGCAGCTTCTTGATTTCCCCGTCGATGTCACGAATCATCTTGCGCTTCATGCTGCCCTCGATGGCCTCGGCTGTCTCCAGGTCCATGGGGCGCACTTTAATTCCGAAGGTCTGCATCGCGGCGTACTTCGGCTGAACAGGGTTGCCGTCCTTGCCGATGCCCGTGGCGTCGCCGCCCAGCACGTCAGGCACCCACTTCACTTCGCCGCCGTTGGCCTGGGCCAGGGCGTTCATGCCTCTATTCCAGTGATAGTTCCCGGCAGTGATGGCAGGCGTCAACTGAGTCCAGAGCCACGCTGACCGCTTCGCCGCTTTCTCGCCCATGGTGTCGTTGCTGTCCGTGATTTCCTTCCCGAGGAACATGTCCTTGTTTCCGAGCATGGCCACCATGGTCGTGAAGATCGGGTGGCTGGGCGTGATCGGCTGGGGAATCGGCAGGCCGCCGGCGTTCGGGCTGGCGTCGAACAGGTCGCCGCCGGGGATGATGCGGCTGATGTCGATGAACAGCGGGAGCTTCGTGACCTCGTCCATGCCCAGGCGGATCGTCTTGGGCGTCATCAGTGCCGTCGTTCCCTTGTTCCAGGGTGGCAGGTGTTCGCGCTCGAGCTTTTCCTTCTCGCGGGCCTTGGCGCGGAACTCCGGGTCGGTCAGGTATTTCTTCAGCGTCTCCTGCCAACTGTCTTCATCGTCACCGGTGGCGATCGCGTAGGCCGCGGCGTTGATGCCCCACAGCACGGCAGCCGGCGCGGCCATGCGTACCGGATGCGTCAGTGCCGTGTGCAGCAGGGCAGGTGCTGCCTTGTAGGTGTAGCTGAAGAACGGGATGCCGAAGTCGCGGATGCGGCGCGCGCCCTTGGGCAGGTCGTCGTAGGTGAAGATGTATTTCTGGGCGTAGTCGACAGCCTCCTGCGGCTCCAGGCCGCGCTCGCGGGCGTCCTTGTAGATCAGGTAGCGGAAGAACGTGTCCTCGCCCTGGTAGGCGGCGCCCATTGGCTTGCGCAGGAACATGGTCATGATGTCGAAACCCGTGCGAGCCACCTTCTCGCCCTTGGATTCCTGCTTTTGCGCCAGGATTTTCAGTTCCTCGGGCAGCGTGTTCATGAGCTCGGTGTCGCTGAGCGTTCCCAGGAACAGGCCGTTCTCTTTGGCCTCGGCCATCATCGGGCCCTTCTTCACGAAGTCGCGCGCGGCTGCCAGGTACTTATCGCCCCGGTGGTAACTCACGCCGGCCAGGTGCGCCATGGTCAGGTTGGACACCATGTTGTTCACGTGGGAAACGGGATTCAGGGCGGTCTTGCCCTCCTTCCAGATGCCCATGGCCTTGCGGTACATTTGCCACGCCGCGCTGGTGCTTTCCTCGATGTTGCTCAGCTGGCTCAGAGTCTCGGCGGGCACCCAGCGGCCGGCCAGCTTTCCGTAGACCTTGGCGCCGGTGCCGCTCACCGTGGTGGTGGGCACCTGCACATAGCCCTCCTTTTCGAGGCGGGACGACTGCTCGGGGTCGGCGGCCATGCGGGCGAACATGCGGCCGACAGCGATGTCGCGGCCGGTCTGCATGTACCCCATGACAAACCGGAAGCCGGCGTCGCGGATCTCGCCCATCTTCTCGCGTTCTTCGGGCGTGAAGTCTCGCCACACCTGCACGCTGCCGTCCACCGATGGCAGGTTCGGCGTGTAGTCGGGGTCGCGCACCTCCCAGCCCAGGGCCTCGTAATCCTTGAGCTGGTCCTCGGGGATGGTTTCGTACAGCCCGCGGCCTTTCAGGTTCTTGCCCTTGATGCCCTTCATGACCGACTGGCGGCCGGTTAGGCGCTTCATGGCGTCAGCCCAGGCATCGCCCACCTTGGCGCTCAACTTGGACTCGTAGTAGCGCGGCAGGTACTTCCCGCGCCACTTGTCGGCGCTGTCCTTGGTCAGCATGTCCAGTGCAACCAGTTCGTCGGTCTGGCGGCCCATGGCGTCGTTGATCATGGCCGCCAGCTTCACGGCGTGGGCTGGGGGGATGACGCCGACTTGCAGCTCCTGCTCAACCAAGTCGGAGACCATGGCGCGCTCGGCCTCGCTCAGCTTGGTGGTTTCCTTGGCGATGGCGCCGGCGGTTTCCTGGGCTTTCTCGACGTCGATCTTCATCTGGCGCAGCTGGCGGCGCAGTTCGGGGCTGGCGGCTTTCAGGCCTAGGCGGGTGAGCGTCGGGCCGGAGGCTGTGCCAATCTTGTCGTACAGCCATGCGCCTGGCGCGAACTGCAGGCGGCCGGTGGCGTCGCGCCACGGGGAGAGTTCGGCCTTGGCGGTCGGTTGCTTGGCGTCGGCAATTCCCTGCTGGGCATCGTCTGGCTTGGCGCGGCTGAAGCGGATGTCTGCGTTGGACGGGCCAAAAGTCCCGCGGTTGCCGATCGCAGATTTCACCTGTGTAGGCTCGAACGCGATGTAGTGCACGACACCCTTCTTCATGCCGACCATCTTCTTGCCAGTGCTTCGTTCGCTTCCAAACTTGGCATTGACAGTGTTGTCGATGATTCCATCGAACCCGGCTTCTTCAAAGGCCTGACGGATGATCTCGGTGCTGTAGAGATTGCCGTTCTCGTCAGTTGCGTACTGCAGTCCTTCGGATGCTTTGAGCTTATCAATGAGCTCGGAAGCCTTGATGCCGCCGTCGCCCATCGCATCGCTCAAGTCCTCGGCGATTTGCCCGTAATTCATGTCGTCATAGCCCATGCGCTGTAGAGCCATCAGCACGTCGACAAGCGTTCCGGTTTCCTCGCCATAGTCGTCTGTTTCCTCATCGTATGGTTGTTCGAACCCGAAGACGGTTTCGTTCTTGCCGCCGATGACAACTGGGTTTTTGATCGCCAGATACACGGGCATGGTTGCGCCAGCATGTTCGCTGAACTCTTTTCTGGCCAGTGCGCGGGCTTTGTCCATATCAACAGGCTCGGCAGAATCCTCCAATTCCCGCTCAATTTGCTCGGCTCGACGTTCAATCTTGTTAGTCAAGTCAGGGCCTTCACCGGCGTAGTTGGCCTCAACGTCGCTGGACATATTGGTGAAATAGAAACCTGCGCCCATGTCTGATTCTGGATTGGCCCGCTCCTTTTGAAATTCCGTAAAGTCTGCGGTCGTGCCATGAAATACGCGCAGCGGCTTACCTTTGGCATCGACAACTTTTGACCCTTCGAACCACGCCTTAAAGGCCGGTGTACTCAATGGGTCGGTGCGCTCGGACTCCAGGCGTCCAATGGCCGCCGCGCTCTCCGGGTTCTCCATCTGCGCAATACCGAAGGCTAGGTCCACCAGGTCCTGCGTCTTGAACGTTTCAGGCTTGCCCGTGACCTTGCCCCAGGCCTGCTGCATGGCGAACTTCACGGAGCCCAGCCAGCGCGCGACAGTTCCCTTCTTGGCGATCAGCGACGGCTTCACGCCCATCTTGATGGCGGCTTCCACGGCGTAGGGGAACATCTCCTGGCTGGAAAGCTCGGTGCCCACGGCTTCAACCTGCCGGCGGGCGTAGGTGTACACCGCGCGCTCGTCGCTGTCCTCTTCCGCATTGGCCCAGCCGTTGATGGTGTCGTGCAGTTTTTCCCAGCCTTCAGCGCCCAGCACGGTCTGGCCGTGCTTGTGCATGAGCTCGTGCGCGGCTACGGCCTGTTCGTCGCCGGTAGGGATGTGGTCGGCGATCAGGAAGACGGTTTTGGTGCGGGGGTCGTAGAAGGCCTGGGCAGCGCCGGCCTTTTCGTCAGCGGATAGCTGGACGTTCAAACCAATCTGAGGTTCCCAGTAGGCTTTAATCTCGCTGGCGGTGGTGGCCACCACGCGGCCCAGCTTGTTGGGCAGTTGCTTGCCGCCGATGAGTTCGGCGACGGCCGCCTGGACGCGGTCTACTGTGCTGGGGTTGCGGACTGCTGCTTGAGGTCCTGCTGATACAGCGTTTCCATCATTTCCTCGACGTCCGCCGTCTGTTCCGGTGTCCGTGGTCGCGCGTGACTCTTGCGGTTGTCCTCGCGTTCCTTGAGTACTTTTTCGGGTGTCATATGCGTTCCTGAATTGTTGGGGCGAAAGGTTCGCCTCCATGAAGTCTTCGGACCGGGGAAACGACGCGCCCATCTTATCCCAGAAGCCCGTGGCCGTGGGCAGGATGTCGTGGATGTGCAGCTTCGCGCCCGCCGGCAGGCTCTCGACAATGCCACCCACCACCTTCTCGGCCATAGCGTTGCCGCGCTTGCTCTGGAAAATCTCGATGTTGCGCAGGGATTTGAAAACGCCGGAAGCATCGACGTCCAGGGTGATGGTGCCGACGTGCGACTCTTCCTGGGCATCGCTGACGCTTGCGCCGTCAGCCCGGGCTTCAGCGTAGAGCACGCGGTCACGGATTTCGTAGTCGATGCGCTTGACGCCGCCGCCCGGCTGCCGAACGTTCAGTTGCGGGTTTGCCAGGGCGATCTCCGGGGTTTTGAAGGCGGTAGCGCCGGACTTGGTTTTGAAGGCTTCCAGGGGCGGCACCGGGCCGGGCGTGGCTGCGCGGCTCATGGCAATCTGTCCGTCCTGGTCCTTGGCTGGATAGGCGGCCTGCACCTCTTCAGGCGTCAGCGTGCCGGCCTTCACGTCCTTGAGCACGTCCAGGCGGTCCTTTCCGGTCACGCCAGCGGCGTCCAGAATGTCGGTGGCCTGCTCTGCCGGCGCGCGGCTGAACATCGGCTGTTGGTTGGGGTCTGCGTCGGCGGCGCGCTCGCTACCCGTCAGGGTGAACTCGTTGACCTCGGCGTCGGCCTTGGCTTTGTTGTCAGCGGCGGTGGCGGCCTTCGCGTCGGCTTTGGCGCCGTCGCCCGCACGCTGCTGCTGGGCCAGCACATCCTCCTTGGTGGGCGCGGTCAGGCCGGCTGGTTCCGTGGCACGGTTGAGCCCGCCCAGGTACTCGCCGATGGGGACGGCCTCGTATTTTTCGGTGTTGAGCGCATCGACCTTCTTGCGGTCAAACGTCTCCAGGATGACGTTGCCGGTGGACTTCTCACGAATAACCCAGCTGGCCGTGCGCGCCAGGCTGTTGGTTGGCTTCAGCCCTTCGGCGTCATCCCGCGGCGCTGCATTTCCTTCTTCGCCACGGCCTTGCGCTGCGTTTTTGGCAGTTTCATCAGTTCGGCCACGGCTTTCGCTACCTTGGCCCGGGCTTTGGGATTGGCTGGCAGTGGCATCTTGAATCTCCTGGTCGGTGAAGCCGAGCGCGCGCATGGCGTCCTCGGTGCTGGTGTTGCTGGTTGTGTCGTTGAACGGAATGCCTGCGTCCAGGTCCTCCAGGACGTCGTCAGGGAGTTGCCGGGCGAATTCCTCGGCGGCATCCATGCGGGCCTGCATTTCGTCTTCCGCCACACCCTCGGCGTACTGGGCGATTATCCGCTTGCCACGCAGGGCGTCAAGGATCAGGTTCTGGAGTTTCGCTTCGTCGGCTTCAAGCAGGAAGCCCTCCTCCACCGCGCGCTGCGCCAGCTCGTCCAGCTGCAGGCCGGACTTGCGGAACACCGGGCCGTAGCCCTGCACCATGGCTGCCTGCCGCTCTTTGCGGCCAGGCGCGAACTCGTTGGCCAGCGCGTTGCTGATTCCGTGCTTGCCCAGGAATGCCTTGAACGGGTTTGCCTCGTTGGCGCGTGTGCGCGCGGCGTTGCCGGGAACCTTGCGCGCTTTCTCGCTGGCGGCGAATTCCGCCCGTTGGGCAGCGGCATCAGGTGCTATCGAAACAGTAGCATCCTGCGCAGGTATCGTATGGGCTGGAGCCTGATTTGATGCGCCAAAAATACGGGCTTTTTTGCCCAGCGCGCCGGAGTCGAGCAGCGCCTTGCGAATCTGGTCATCGCTGGCGCCGGCGGGCACTGTCACGTCGTCGCCGGTCTCATAGTTCTGGGCCGGGTACTTGCCGACGTAGACCACGCCGTCTTTGACGGTGACCGGCTCGGCGCTGTTTGGCATCATGCCCACGCTCAGGCCTTCCGGTGCCTTGGCGATCTCGGCGCGCGCAGCCTTGCGCTCGGCACGCTTGGCTTCAATGCGGTCTCGCTCGGCGGCCAGCGCGACCTGCCGGGCCGACAGCTTCGGAGCATCTGGTGTTGCCGCGGTAGCGCCGGCAGATACTTCAGCGCTTGGGAACTCTTTGACGGTTTCCAGAAGCTGCTTGATGGGCGCGTCCAGGCGGATGACCTTGACCGGTTCGCCGGCCTCCAATTTGCTCATCCACTGGTGGTGGCCGTCCAGCACGTGGCCGTCGGCTGAAACCAGGATAGAGCGGTCGTTCCCCGTGAAACCCTTTGCCTGGGCAACCTTACCCGGCGAAAACTCGGCCTGCGTGGTCTTCAGGCTGCTGGCCGCGACCTCCTCCTGCTGGTGGGCAATTCCGCGGGCGTTGAGGAAGTTGACCATGGCGCCGCGGTGCTCTGCCTTGATCTGCGGCATGTCGGCGCGCGACACGGCAAGGGTGCCTGAATCCGGGGCAAAGGCAGTCCACTGCTTGTCTAGTTGCTCACCCGTGACAGCCTCGGCCTTGGCGGCGGCGGCCGGGTCAGCGTCCAGCTTCACCCGCTTGGACAGCGGCACAAGGCGCTGGTCTACCCCAGTGGTTTGTACTGCGGGGTTTCCGGCCGGGGTTCCGGCTGCGGTTGGTTGGACTCCAGCGCTCGCTCGAGCTTCTGGCGTTTGAGCTGGCGTGGCTTGGCCTTCGGCGGCAGGTCCGGCCGGGGTTTGGTCTTGGACATTTGGGGTGGCCTGCTGGACGTTGTTTTGTGGCGTGTTTGCTACTGTATTGATAGCTGCCTGCGCAGTATCCACGGCGCGGGCCGGCGAACTTGATTGCGGTTGTTGGGCGGCCACCCGCTTGGATGCTGGGACCAGTCGGGGGTCTAGTGCTCGGTCGACGGGCTCGGCGCGCACAGAATCCAGAAGTGCACCAGGGCCTGCGGGCTGACTTGCATCTCCTGCAGCAGCTCCCGCTGGAATTTCGTCAATCGCGGCGGGCATGGCTGCCTGTGCGGTGGTTTGAGGCGTGGGCGTGACGGCTGGTGCATTTGCGGTCTCCTGGCCGGCCTCGATGTCGGCAATGGCGGTTTGCGCTTGCTGGCTTGGGCTGGCGGTCAGGTTCTGGGTGGCCAGGATGTTTTGGATGTTGTCCACGGCGCTGCTGGACTGAACTGCGGCCTGCGCGGCGGCTATCGCTTTGTCGACGGTAGGCGCCTTGGCGATTTCCGCAATGGGGTCGACTTTGGCTGGCGCGGCCGGGCGCATGGCGTCGCGCGCTTCCTTGGAGAACGCGGCCACCTCCATCGGTGCGCCTCCGAGCTCGCCTGCGGCTTCCATCAGCACCTGGCCGGGAGCGTCGATCTCGCCCTTAGTGGCCAACTGGCCGAGCGCCTCGCCGCCTGCACCCAGCCCGGCCTGCACAGCCATCTGGGTCGGCAGGTTGACAGCCTGGCGGGCGAGTTTGCTTTTCATTGCCGGGGCAATGGTCTTGCCAGCCATGCCGCCACTCACCGCGTCAAGGCCACCAATGATGCCCGCGCGCTTGCCTGCATAGGTCATGGCGGCCGACAGGTTCTCGGGATTCGTGAAGAATGCCTCGACAGCTTTTGCGTTGGTGACGTCGACACCGGCGTCGCGGGCGAAGTCGGCCAGAGAACTGCCGCCCTCGACTGCGGCACTGCTGGCGCCCATGGCTGCGGCACCAGCACCAGGTCCCATCACGGCGGCCGCGGCGAGCGCTGGCAGCGTCGATGGCAGGGACGTCGCGGTGACGCCTGCAATCACGTCATACGGCGCTTCCTTGAAGGCTTCCCAGGCTTCGCCAAAGGTCTTGGCGGCGTTGACCTTGGCGACAGCCGGCCGTGTGGTCATGGCCGCGCCGCGCTGGGCATCGCCCTGGGCTTCCGTCATCTCGCCAATGGCTGTTGGCAGTTTTTGCTGGGCGCTGGAGATTTCATCGCGCATCAGCCGCGCGTTGCGGCTTTCACCCTGGCCCCGGGCTTCCAGTTCTTGCAAGCGCTTTTTAGTCGATTGCAGCCGGCTGGCCTCCATGCCCATGTTGACGGTCTTTACCGAGGCACGGGTGTTGTCCACGCCGGTGAAGAACGAATCGCGCAGGTTGGCCAACTCGTCGGCTACAGCACCACCCTTGGCTACTGGCTCGTCGGGCACCTCGTTGGTTCCGATCTGGGCACCGGATACTGGGTCGTACACGGGCTCTGTGCGGGTCTTGGCGGCCGGGACTGGCGCTGTCACGCTCTTCGCCGGCGCGTCCAGTTCCCCAGAGAACGGCGTGAAAGAGCCGCCGCCAGCAGGGGTGTCAAGCTCACCTTTGAATTCTTCAAATGCCATGGGGAGCCTTATTTTTGGACGAAGCGCTTACCGTCAGGGGTCTCGTAGACCGGCTTTCCACCGGATGTACCAATCTGTTTGGCTCCGGCCGGCAGGCCAGCAGGTGCCTTCGGTGACGCCGGTGCCGCAGGCGTCGCTCCCGGCTTTTCCGGAGCACCGCGGTCGGTGAGGCTGGCATCCAGCGCCGCCGCCGCACGGTCACGCACGCGCACCGCCGTTTCATACGACCGTTGCCAGTCGGCCTGGGCCTCCGGCGTCTTGCCCTTGCCGCCGTCGTTCAGGTTCTTGATCGTGGCGTTCATGGCGTTGACGATCGCGCCCAGCTTGTCCGGCGTCTGGCCTTTGCCGCCACCGTTCTCGGCTTTGGCAGCATCGTTGTCGCGTTTCGTGGTTTCGTTCTCGATCCATGCGTCGATCTTGCGGTTCTGGGCGTCTAGGCTTCCCTGCTGCAGGTCCAGGCGCTTGAGGTCGATTTCGTACTTCAGGCCATCGGCCTTGGCTTTGCGATCGCCTTCCTTGGCGGCGTTGGCTGCTGCAGCTTCGCTCTTTTTCTCGGTGACATCGATGCGGCGCTCGTCACGCAGCGGCTTGCCCACGCGTGCCTCGTAGTCGGCGTAGGCCGGAAGGTCGTTTACCTTGGCATCGTCCACTGCGGCCGCCAGCGCTTCGTCGGAGGTGCGCTTGCGCGTCTTGCCAGCCACGTTGATCAGCCCCTGCTTTGTGTCGGTGGCCACCTGACCTTCGAGCTGGGCCAGGGCTTCCGCGCGCATCTTCGGGTCGGCGATGCTTTCAATGGCCTTTCGCTGCGTGGCGATGTCGCCCTCGAAGCCAAACTTCTCGCCGGCCTCGTTGGTGCCTGACACGGCAGTAACGGGTGCGGCTTCCACGGGCACCTCTTCCGCCATCTTGGCCTGGGCCCCAGCGGAAATCCGCTTGAGGGGCGCATTCTTGAGTTCTTCAAGGCGCTGGTCGCGCTCCCGCAGAAGCTCGGCGCGCTGGTCTTCCAGCGACATCTTGCCGTACATATCGCCAGCTGCGTAGCCAGCGGCTGAAGCGCCTCGCGCAATGCCGTCCATAAGTCCCATGATCAGGCTCCTGCGTTCTGCTTGAATTCGGCAACCTTAGCGGGGTCCTGCATGACGCCCTTGGTCTGGGCGAGCAGGGCCTGCATCTTGTCTGGCGTCATGCCCAACTTGGGCAGCAACGTTTCGAGGTAGTACTGCGTGGTCTTTGCCAGGGAGTCGCCGTCAACCTGCACCATCCCTGCCTTTTCCATAAATTCCAGGCCCTCGTACAGCAGCGTGATGCCGGCCATGATCATGGGGACAACTGGCATGGTATTGCGGCTTTCCTTGAACAGCACGCCCACCAGGCCAATGACGCCATCGACTGCCGTTTTCAGCTTGTCCGGCGCATCCACCAGCCCCTGCATCAACTGCTCGTGCGTGCCCTTGGTGAACATGACTTTCATGCCTGCCAGCACGATACGATCGTAGGCGTCCTTTTGCTTGGGGTCGACGCCCTGCTCGATCTTGGCTTTCGCCTGTTCAATGATTTGTGTGGTCATGTCGAGTCCTGGTTTAGCTGTTGATCAATCCGGCGCGCGGGCCGTAGTAGACGGGGTTCTTCTTGTTGGCGAACACGTCTTTCTTGTTGAGCTTCATGCCAGTGAGGTCCGGCACTGAATTGGCGTTTGCCGCCGACTGCCGCGCGAGGTCACCCTGCAGTATTTCGTTTTGCGTGCGCGCCTTGTAGAGGTCCGTCGAAGCGTTGGCGGCTGCCGCCTCGGCCTCCTTCTTTTTGTCGAAGAAACCGCCGATGAAATTTCCGGCCATGGAGGTCAACTCCTTGTTGTCCTTCAGCGTCGCGCTGAATCCTTTGAGCGTGTCGAAAAGGCCGCCGCTGGCCGGTGCGGAGCCTGGCCCGGCGACCAGCGCCGCCGTGGAATTGCCGGCCACCCCGCCGCTGTTGATCAACCCGTTTTCAGCAAACGCGCCTGTGGCACCCACCTGGGCGTCGGCTGCACCGGCTGGGGTGAACTCGGCAACGTCAGTCGCTGCGCCGCCCGCCTGGGTGACATCGGTGGTCACGGCAGCGCTGGGGTCTACCACGCCGGGCGCGGCTTCCTGAATCATTTGTGACGTGTTGCTGGCTTCCTTGGCTGCGGACTGAGCCATAGCACCGGCGTCTGCCGAGGCAACGTCTCCAGACATCCAGCCCTTGCCCTGAGCGAATGAGCCTACCCCGGCGGCCAGCGACGCCACGCCACCGATCATGGCGAGCTCCTTGTTTCCGGTAAGCACGCCAATGCCTGAAGCGATGGCGCCCACGGCTGCGACTACCTGCAAGGCAGACATGGCGGCAATGCCGACGGATGCGATCTCTGCGCCGGCAAAAACGGCGCCTGCTACTGCTGCGACTGGCATGGTGGTTCCTTCACACGTAAGTTATCAATGCGGAAATGAATGTCGAATTCGTCTTGGCCTACCTGGTAAAACCCCAGGCGGGTGTTGAAGCGCTGTTGGCGGGTATCGCCTTTTGGTGTCTTCGTGAGGGCATAGCCGTGGCGATCGATCAGCTCGCCGGGATACTTTTTGAGAATCGACCGGCTGGCCTGGATGTCGGTGCCGAACTTGGAAAAGTGGAACTCAGGGCCTTTGCTCAAAAAGATGATGCCGATGCTGCCGTCCTCGCGCAACACCGGGTCAAGTTCCCAGCCTTCAAGGCTTTGCTCAAATTGCTCGCGGCTGACAAACAGCGGCGTGACCGAAAAGAGCAGGTCAATGCAGCGCGTGCGCTCAGGAGACGGCTGCACCAGGCACATTGAAGTCCAGCAGGTTCGAGAGGTCCAGATTTCCGATTTGCCCCAGCAAGCCAAGGCCGTTGTTCAGTAGGGCAATCTGGTTCCGGATGGCAATTGCCTTTGTGTCTGAGGCCATGTCCTTGTTGGTCATGATGGCCGAGGCGTTCGTCACCATCTGCTTGTACAGGTCGGCGGCGCCGGCCGAAGACTGCATCAGCATCTTGTAGCTCGCCTCGATGCCCGCCAGCTCCTTCTTGGATGCCGCATCCATGCCCAGCTTCAGTATCTGGTTTGACTCGGAGGCATTGAACTGCGACGCCGTGTTCTTGGCGGCCGTGTTGTTCAGGTCGACGTTGGTCTGAAGCTGGCTATTCTGCGAATTCACCTGGTTCTGCGCGCCGGTGTTGGTTTCGGCGGCCTTGCCGTACATCGCGGCGTCCTGCTGGGCCATCGGAAGCGCGGCGTCGTAGAGCGCGGCCTGGCCTGCCCCGACAGCGATACTGCTGTTCATCAGACCCCTGGCATTGGCCTTTTGCAGGGACCGGGTCTCGGCCTGCTGCATCAGTGGCGAATTCTCGGCGATGATGTTTTTGACCTGGCCTTGTACCGTCTGGTCGGAGTTCACGTCCCACTTGACTGCCGGGTCCTGCAGGGTTGCCGTGGTGCTGGCGGCCGTGGCAGCAGTGGGCGCCGGTGAGTTGATGAGGCCTGCGGCCGTCGGGTTCACGGTTCCGGTAACGTCCTCCGGGCTGGTGGCGAACGGCGTGGTGTTTGGTGGGGTGGTGGCCATGGTGGTTCCGGTCAGGGTGTCAGGGATTGGTAGGAGCGCTCGCAGGTGGCACCGGCGTCGCGACTTGCCGCAAGCGCTCCCGCCACGATTCCCGCAAAGCCGTCAGCTTCCGCAAACAGTCCCCCGAGCACTCCGGCGGCAGTGGCGGCTGTTTCGCCTCCTCCGCCAGCGTCGGGATTGCGGCCGGCTTGACCGGCTCGGGCGATAGCGGCGGCGAGGTCGACTTGCAGGCCGTCACCAGCGCGGCGAGCAGCAGCAAGGGCAGTAGCGCGCGCAGCGGCGAGGTCTTGGGCGGCTTTGACAATTGCATCTTTAGCTCCTATGCGTCGTTCAAATTCTTCTCGCTGCTCGGTGTCAGCCTTGGCGTGCATGCGTAGGGCCTCGACACGCTCGTCTGCAAAGGAGGCCCGAGTCTCGGCGTGGTCAGTCTTTTCCTCGGCCAGGCGCACGGTCTGCACGCCCACGGCAGCCAGCAGCAGGCCGATGACCAGGAGCTTTGCCCACTCGGGGACGAAGCTGAGGGGGCTGATCACCGAAAAGCCCAGTAAAGCAGGGCGATCACGGCCAGCACTGCGATGATGCCGATGGCGTAGGGAATGGATGCGATTAGCCACAGCAGAAAGCCATAATCCCCATGTCCGCGCTGGCGGGATTTAGAAGTGGTCATCGTTGGCCCTTCAGGAGGTAGGCGATCAACGGCCAGAATTCCTTGATCAGCCACATGACAAAGAGCACCCCGCACATCAGCACCACGTACTGGATACCAGCGAAATACCAGACTCCGGCGAACACTGCGAGGACAATGCACGTCACAATAAAAATCAAAGATTTCATGGCAGTACCTTCATTGCGGCTTGGAACAGCGTCAGGCGGTCCGCGTACCCATTTGAGTCACCATCGGCGGCTGTCTTCCGGCCCTTGTTGATCGTGTCGCAGTAGCCGTCGAAGTCACCGGCGTCAGCGAACTCGTTGCACCGTTTCATCTCGATGTAATCGGCGGCGGCTAGCGCGGCCCATTCAGGATCTGCCAGGAGCTCGGGCTCGGCCTCGAAGTCCGGCACCACCATCGAAGGAAAGCGCGCGCGCAGACGATCGCGCACCGCGGCGTGGTTGAAGCGCCCCGTGTTCTGCAGCAGGCCATGCCCGGCGAACCGGTGGCCGTCGCCCGGCTGGCTGTTGCCCAGGTTGTAGGCCAGCCGATTAGCGACGAACGCCTCCTGCTTAGCCTCACCCGCCGAACTGGGCCAGGGCTTGGCGAAGTCACGTTCGTAGCGTTTTTGCTGCGGCGTCGGGCCCCAGAGCTCGGTCAGCCATTTGAGTCCGCCAGTCTCGTGCCCCACGTTGGCTAGAAACATGGCGCGGCGCAGCTTGGTGTCGATGGCGAACTGCACCATGGCAGCGTTCAGGCCGGCTGCGCAGCGCTGGGCGCGGTCAATGCGCGCACCGGTGCACAGAGCGATTTCTTGGGGGGTCACACTGAGCCTTTCGATGGCTTGGCAGGTTTGACCGGCTTGCCGTCACGGATCAGCTCGAATATCCCGATGGGTACTGTGGCGCTGTCGCCGTCTTCATAAACCACAAAGACGGCATCGCGGCCACTCAGAATCCAGCAGGCCTTCCACACCTTGCCATTGACGTGATCCGTTGCGCCGTTAAAATTTTTCACATGCTCAGGCTTGAGCAGCTCCGTGACCTCCTTGGTGCAAGGGGTATCGTGCAGAGTCAAGTAGTTGTCGCCGCTGCGCACCACCGCCACATCGGCGGCAAACACCGACAGCGCGGTCAGCACGGCAGCGAACAGGAACAGGGCTTTCTTCATGACTTACTCCTTGGGTTGAGAAATCGAAGGCTGTTTGATGGGGCGGAAAACGATGACTAGCACCAGGCACACGATGCGAATCCAGTTCTTGGTGTCGGCGTCCAGACCGCTCATGGCCTGGGTTTGGTCGGCGATGAGCTGCAGGATCTCGGGGAGCACCAGGCCCACGCCGGCGGCCCACATGACGAGGGACTTCCAGAGAGTTCTCCAGTTGTCGACGATGACTTTTGGCTTTTTCATTTGCGCATCCTTTGCTCGTGCTCGGCCTGCTCACGCCGGTCTTGCTTGGCCTTGTAGTACCAACTCACCAGCAGCCCGGCCACGCCGACCACGATGCCGCAGATGACTCCCACTTCGTTGGAGATCAGCCCGGACACAAAAGCCGTGCCGCCGCCGCCGTAGGCCGCTTTGCTGGCGATTGCCGATACCGCTGCTTGTTGTGTCTCATCCATGGGGCTGCTTTCTAAAGTGTTGGGACGTAAAAAAGCCCGCACGCGGCGGGCTGATTGAAGGGGCGCTGAGCGTCAGGCCGGGTACATCGACTGCAACTGGGCGGCAGCCTCTGGCCATTGGGTGATATGACCACCTGAGAAATTACGAAACGTGAGTGTGTTGCTGGGCGCAAAGCGGTCGCGCGCAGCTTCCTGGTGGGCAAATGGCACGGCTACATCCTCGTCGCTTCCGTTGATGTGCAACCGAACACCAGAAATGGACTTGCTCATCGGCGAGCGATCTAGGTAAACGGCTGGGACCTGGGCGGGCGTACCACCCATGCACGCCTCGAGCGAAGCGCGGTATTGCGTCTTTTGTGTCCACCAGTCGGCCAGGTCATAGGGGAAAACCCAGAGGGATGCACCGTAGATAACGCCAGGGTAGGCGGCCAGGAACATCAGCGCCAAATGACCACCGCCAGAGGTACCGTAGCCCAGCACCCGTTCGATCATCGGGAACTCAGCACGCGTCGCGTCAATAACCCGCTTGACTCGCTCCAACTGCGCAGGATGGCCGGCGCCCTCTGGGTGGTTATTCGGGCCGCCTGCGTTCGGGCAAATGATCACATAGTTGTTCAGCGAAGTGAGCAGCGGAATTCCGTCAAGTTCGTGGAGGTTGCTGCTCCACGCGTGAAACATCACGATCAGTGTGCGCGGCGCACCTTTCACTGCGCGTTTGTAAGGCTCATCTCCGACATACCGCGCATTGACTGCTTCTTCCCTGCTGGTCGCGGCGAGCGTCCCGCTGTAGTTTGCGACTCCCATATCAGGAGAAGAGCTGCACTTCGGAGAGCTGGCAAAGAGCACCGCTGTGGCTGCCGACGTAAATTTCAAAGTCGTCAGTAAAAATCGGCGTCGTGGCGTCCAGGTCGGTTTGTCCATTCGTCCATGGTAGCGCACCTGGGGTGGAAATAATATCTACCGGTGTGCCGGTCTGCAGGTCACGGACCTTGAACTGGGCCGGCGCAAGACTCGGAGCATCCGTGCGTACCTTGGCTTCGACGCGCCATATCCATCGCTTTGCCGCAAGTTTGAAGCGCCAGCTGTGTGGGCCAGGACCGTATGCCGAGGATGCGCCGTCGCGCCAGTCGTTGCTGATGACGCCATTGCGCAGCTTCCAGCCGCTAGCCGTGATGCCGTTTTCGGAATAGGCAGAGGACTCGCTGATGGTGCAGCCGTCCTTGGTCGGTCCGGTCATCGAGTCCGGTAGAACTGGCAGATAGTCACGTGGTGGCGGGCCATTCGGGCTGGTTTGCGGGGTCAGCACGATGGTGCCATCGGCGTTGTGCAGAACGCCGTTGATGACGATGGGGCCGCTGAGGTGAATGCTGCCGCTCAGGACAAGGCCAGGGCAAACAATGTTGCCGCTGATGGCAATGGGTGTCGTCATGATTTCTCCTTAGAAGCTGTAGCCGGTGCAATACAGGTACTCGTTACCGGCGCCTACCGCGTACCAATACACGTTCTGGGCGGCGATCAGTGGCACCTTAGCGGTGGCATTCCATGAGCTGGAAATAATTCCCGATGCCTGGGCGCGCGTTGCGCTGTCGGCAGTGCCGTGGAATATCTGCAACCCGATGCCCGTCGAGTCACCGGCAAGTCCAAATTGAGCATTTCCGGCCGCTGCCGTTTCCGCGAAAAGCATCATCGCGTTCTTGGCCGCGACAGGTACAGCCGTCGAGATCGACTGAATAGTGAGCGATGTGGGCCCAGCAACTGGGCCGGTGATCAGTTTCGCCGTCTGGTAGAAGAACCAGCGGTTCTCGTCGACCATGCCCGCCAGCAACTGCGGTGTGGCATTGGTCGGCCAGATAGCGATCAACGCCGAATACGTGTAGCCCGAAGGCATGTTCGCTCCGCTGTAGATCGTGCCCGTGCTTGTCGCGGCATTCACACCGAGAATGCTCTGCGTGCCGTCAGCCTTGGCAATGGCATAAATTGCCAAGTAGCCAGTCGTCGGCGCGGCGCCGGTATCCATGCCGCCGGCACCCGTGGTGCTGATGTTCAGCGTCTTGCTGAAGCTGGCCAGGCGCTGGGAACCACCATTCAAGGCTGTCGACACCGTGACGTCGTCAGCCGAGAAGGTGACGCTGGTGCCGTTGCTGGTGAGGACTGCCCGCAGGTTCCGCGCGTCGCCGGTAGAGCCGCCTGGTGCCACAGCAGACCAGGTCGGCAGCGCAGCCGCGCCCGCACTGGTCAACACCTGCCCAGAGACGCCTGGCCCGATAGATGCCTGGAACGCACCGGTTGCCGTCGTGCCGCTGATAACCGGGCTGTAGGCGGTGGTGGTGTTCAGGCCGGTGCCGCCGTTGGCGACAGGCAGGACGCCCGTCACACCGGAGGTCAGCGGCAGGCCCGTGATGTTGGTGGCCACGCCAGCGCTGGGCGTGCCGATGTTGGGGGTCGTGAGCGTGGGCGAGGCCTGCATCACGAAGGTCGAGCCGGTGCCCGTCTGTGCTGCCACCGCCGTGGCGTTGCCCGTGGATGTGATGGGCCCGGTCAGGTTGGCGTTGGTCGTGACCGTTCCAGCCGTCAGGCCAGCGGCCGTTCCCGTGATGTTAGTTCCCACCAGGGCCGACGGCGTGCCAAGGTTTGGCGTGACCAGGGTCGGCGACGTGGCGCGCACACCCGAACCGGTGCCGGTCGTGGTGATGGCCTCGATTGCCGTGCCGCCGCTATTGACGGCCGTTACCTTGCCGCCGTTGCCTGCCAGCGTGGGCAGCTTGCCGAAGCCGGCTTCAATCAGGTCGAGTTCGGCGCGCATGGCGGCCGATGAACCGGCTGAGCCCTGCGAGGGGTACGTCGTGTGATCGTAATACTCAGCGCCGGCGCCAAAGACCGCCGATGCGGCAAGCAGCAGCGCAAGCGCCGCGGCAGTTGTTCGTGTCCAGAGAGATTTCATCGTAGTCCTCGCCGTAGGCTGTAGTGAATGATTGCGCTGTTCAGCGCGAAGGGAAGGAAGTCGGTCGAGTTCGCGGAAATTGCCAGCTGCACGTTCTCCGCGCTGCCCACCATCTCGCACTCGGTCGGGAAGACCGTGCGGCCGTCCCAATAGAAGCTGTCCCAGGTGAAGCTGTCCCAGTACGCCAAGGAAAACGGCGTCGGATAGTTGACTGCATCAGGCTGCAGATACTCTGTGCTGCCGTAGCCAATCTGGTAGCCGAAGTCGATGGCCGCGTAACCGTTGCCGGCGATCTCGATTGACGCGCGCCGAAAACGCTTGAGGATGCGCGGGTTCTTGACGGCATCCCAGTTCAACACGATGTAAGCATTGATGGCCGAGCCGTCGAACGAAGTGCCCATGTCCAACTGGTGCAAGTGACCGTCAGCGCCACCGAAGAATTTCACCAGTTCGCCGCTGGACAGCGTGCCTTCAAAGGCGATGTTCGCGTAGGTCGGAAAGGCCACTGGCATGGCGCCCATGGGCTTGCCATTGACCAGCGTGATGTAAAGACCGGAGCCGTCGTTAAAGAAAATCCGATACTGGCTCTTAGACCTGTCCAGCGAAGAGCAGGAGGCTTTGGTGCGCCGGTCGGCAATGAAAGGCCGGATATTGTTAGTGAGGCTGGCTTCCTCGAAGTTGCCGAAATTGAGGGACGTGGCCAGCGCAAACACACCACGGTCGTCCATGGTGTAGCTCTGGGACAGGTTCTGCCCCGTGTAGTCCAGCGCGCCGACGCCGTTGTTGTAAGTGACCAGGTTCCAGTCGGTGGCGCTGGTGCCGTACAGCATCAGCGTGGTGTTGCGGCAATGGATTGCCAGAGTGCCGCTGGTGGCCGACCCGGGCTGGATCAGGAAGCTGGTGACCGTGTCGCCGCAGGGCTGCTCTGCCGCACCAGCCAGGGCTGTGTAGTTATAGGGTGCTCCGATACCGGAGTTGAAGACCGAGCTCTGCACGGAAAAGAACAGGTGGTTCTTAAAGGCCGTGATGTGCTTCGGTGTATCCGGCACGGTTCCGGTGGTGATGGGCACGACCGTCGTGCCATCAAACTCGAACATCCGGTTCACGCCGTCGGCGTAGTAAATGCGGGAAGCACTCAGCTGCCCAGAGAAGTTCGCCTCGCACCACTCTCCCTTCCCGCCGGGAAGCATGGTGATAGAGGTTTCCGCACCGCTGAGTGTCACCGTGGCGCCTCCTGATAGCGTGGCCGCGCCAGCCGAGAACGCGCCGCCAGCGATGTTCGTGATGATGAAGCGGCCTGCAGCGGTGTTTCCGAGCCATGCTCCCGACTGCGTCACCGCCCGCCGCACCGTGGCCGTCACCCCGCCTTTTGTCAGCGTCTCGCCGTCGGCTGGAAGCGCTGCGCCGCCCGCAGTGAAGCTGACTTCGCTGCCCAGGGTGATCTGTTGCCAGCCGGTGGCGCTTTCCACGAACAGGTTGCTGGCCGTGGCGCCGGCGTTGTCGCGCAGGCAATACACCAGGTCCCGGTACAGGAAACCGCCGCGGATAGGTCCGCTGCCCGTCGGTGGCGAGATGTCGGCACGATACACCGCGGCTGCCAGATTCTGATACTGGGCGTTCAGTTGCAGGGATGGTGCCGTCCCCGGGTCTACCAGCGTGCCAATTGGGGTGGCGCCCACCAGCAGCGGGTCGCCGGTTGTGAATGTGCCTGTTACCTTGGTGATCGCCACATAGTCGGCGCCCACCGCAATGATTTGGCCAGTGGCCACGCCGTTGGTGATGGTCTGGCCGGCGGCCGGAGTATTGATGAAGGCCGCCACGTACAGCAGGGTATAGACGCCATCAGACGGCGAAGGCTGGCCGCTGTAGCGCTCGTAGCCGCCAATGCGTCCATAACCACCGAACTCCAGCGCCTCGAAGTTGACCGCGTCCCGGCAAACGCCAGCCTTGAGGGAAAGCGTCGGCGTGATCTGATCCAGGCCGCCCTTCAGCGTGATCTGTTCATACTGAACGGGCGGCATCTTGATCATGCCAAGGCACCAGGGAAAGTCATCTCGTCCAGCTGGTCGGCGGTCAGGCGCATCATGAGCTTGCTGAACTCCAGTTCCCCGCGTTGGTACACCTCGGGTGCAGCCTCGAACGCGCCATAGGACATGCAGGCCTTCCAGACAATGGCCATGTGGAACTGGGCTGGCATTGCCGGAATGTCAGCGTCTGCCGTCAGAATCACGGGGGCCGTGTAGTAGTCCCCGGTGATCGTGTAGCCGGCGTCCGGATATGGACCCAGGCCGACGGCCTTGGCTGGCGTGATGGTCACCTCGATGGGGCGCGTGCGTGCCAGTTTCAGCGCACCGAGGTCGTAGGCTGAGCGCCAGCTCTCGTACTGCGTGAAGTCCATCTCAATCTCGCTACCGATACCGGCCGCGGTATCGTAGTTGCGGAAGGTGTTGCGCGCCCACATGCCGAACGTGCCGGCGGCGATCCCGCACTGCAGCGGCGTGTACACCGCCTGGCCGGCCACGGTGGCAAAAGACGCCGTCGTCCGCAGGAACTCCCACATTTGATGGGCTGTCTGGATGTCGTTCCAGGCGTCCTGCACCCAGCCGACCAGCTTCCCAGCCTCGCCGGTTTGGCCGAGCACGGTGGCCGGGCCCACGCCGGCGATACCGCACTCCCTGGCCGTGCGCTGGACGATCTGGAGGAAGTTCATCAGCCTTCAGCCAGCAGGCGGGTCAGCCATTGGGCGCCACGCGGGTTGTCGTCACGGATGACGGAGAACGGCGTCTTCATGCTGGTGTGCCGGTCGACGACGTTGTCTTCGCTCTCCTCGTGCTTTTGCACGTTGGTCTGCACGGTGTCGTGCTTGGAGCGGGCCAGGACCTCCACGTACTTGCGCTTGGTCGTGACGACGTGGCCGATGGGAAGGTAGCCGCACTGGATCCACTTGCCCCTCATGAGAACCTCGGCGCCGACGCCGTTCACCCAGCAGTCCACGGAATGGGGGGCGAACTTCTCGGATGAGCGCTCGATGCGGATGGTGATGGGCTCCTCGGCGAATTTCAGGGCCTGCAGGTAGTCGTCGGCCGGCTGCTTGTCCAGCGCAACGATGACCTGCTCACGTTCGATGGGTCCATCGTCTGGCAGAACGATGGCCGGCTGCTGGCCAACGGCCAGATCAGCGGTGTGCAGTTCCCGCGCGGGGGCGTGAACCGGGTTGTTTTTTGCCTGTGCAGGCTTTGCATTGGGAATACCACGGGGCATGTCGATCTCCATAAATGAAAAAGCCCGCCGAAGCGGGCTTCAGGCCAAGGGGCTTGAGCCCCCTGGGTCAGCTCACAAACGGACGATCCGGCAAGGTGCCGAGCGAACCGAAGGTGTAGGTCAAGCCCGTCACGCCGGACAGGTTGTTCGTGCCGAACGTCCAGGCACCGACAGCCGTGGAACCTGCCTTGGCCACCAGGTAGCCGATGGGGCAGAAGTCGTCGGGCAACACAGGCAGTTGTGGCGCCAGGATGAAGGCCCCGGAGGCGTCGAGCGCTTCGACCGAACCCTGGGCAACCTTGATGGTGCCGGCAGCGTTGTAGCCGAAGATGTAGACCGAGCCCTGGTTTGCCGAAATGCCGGCGAAGGCCAGGCCGTCCACCACATCGGTCGTCGGGGTCGCGGCATTGGTCGCCGCAGCCACGCTGTACGCCTTACCCTTGATCAGGTAGTGCGTGACGCCAGTGGTGGAGTAGGTGGTAGTGGTGCCGGCCGCCAGTGCTGATTTCATCAGGCACAGCGTCAGCGGAAGCAAAGCGAGATTGTCCATTTCAGTTTCCTTGAGTTGGTTGAGTTAAACCAGGACCGTTGGGTCGAACTGGCTCAGAGTGTTGACGTACGCCACGTTCGGGACGACGGTGGCGTCATCCAGAGGCGTGGTGCCGCCCACGAATGGGCCGGTGCCGGTTGGGTTCACGACGATGAAGCCGAGCTGCGCTTTCCCGACTGGGGTGTCGGGGAACTTCACCAGCGCCAATGTCGTGCCTTCTGTTCCCATCGCAGTCGTCAGGGTGCCGGCTGAATCGATGTAGAAGCAAAAGACATTGAACTTGGCGTTGGTGACGCTGCCCACGAGTGCGGCCATGTCAGTGGCTGCTGCCTTGGTCACGAGAACGCCCAGGGCGATCCCGTAGTAGGCGGCGGCGCCGGTCTTCACAACCGCGCTGCCGCCGGCTTTGATCGCGAGACCAGCCGAGGAGAGAGATTGCGTTGCGTACCGGTCGGCCAGAGGCGCCAAGATGGCGCGCAAGGCGCCCCGGTCGGTGTTGCTCGCCAATCCGGCGAGGTAGCGTGTGACGGTATCGAGCATGGTGTTTCCTGGTTGGGAAACGGGCCCGGCGAACCGAGCCCGTCATCCTTGGGTTAGACCAGCACCTTCGAGCCGACTTGACCGACGGCCATCCAGCCGTTGTTCTCGATCATGATGGCCTTCCACCAGATCGTGCCGGCGTAGCCACGCTGGCCGAACGGGTCGGACTTCGACTTCTGGCCGGGTGGCATGAAGGTCGGGTCCAGGGCTTCCTTGCCGCGCACAGCGATCTGGCTCCAGGCGTCCATGGCCGTCACGATGAACGGGTACACGTCGATGCTGACGCCGGTCGTGCTGTACAGGCCAGTCGCGCCGATGGCCGCGCCGCCGTCCTGGATGGCCGGGAAGTCAGGGCTGGTGAAGAAACGGAAGCGCTCGCACTTGCCGATTTCATTTGCCATGGGTGTGCCAGAGGCATACTTTTCGGCGGGGATGAAGTTCGGCAGGTCGCGGATGTCCGGTTCCAAATCGGTGTGGCAGTAGACGCTGTAGCCTTCAGCCACGGCATCGGTGCCGTAGTTGTTGGAGGCGCCCAGCATCTTGTTGACCGGCTTGCCGTGGTTGGCCTGCAGGTTCTTGGCGATCTTGCGCAGCATGCCCAGGGTCATGGCGCCGTTCACCGTCGCGCGGGTCGTGCCCGTGCCGCCGTAGAACTGGTTGGTACAGGCCTTGAGGGCACCGTACACGATCAGCTCGTTGACGAAGGTCACGCGCTCGCCCACCTGCTCGACCATGGCCTGGGGGATGTCATCCTCGTACAGGTCATAGGTCTTGTCGGTGAAGCCATACAGGCAGGAGTACTGCTGCATGACCACGGTCACGTCTTGCGGCGTGATGCTGTCGGGCGTAGGCGTCACGCCTTCTTGCGTCAGGTGAGCCTGCACGATCACGTTGCCGCGGTCGCCGGTGCCGTTCTGGAAGAAGCGGTTGATGGTGTTGGCATCGGTCGCGGTGGCGCCGTAAGGCAGGTAGCGGCGAGCCACATACGTGTCGCTGGAGTTCTTGGGCATCTTGACCTGGCGGCCAGCTTTGCTCAGGATTTCCAGAGGCACGGCGTGCTTCAGGATCTGACCCTTGAATTTGTTGATCCGCCCGGGGGTCAAGGCGAAGGTTTGCATCGTCATAAAAACACTCCAAAGTTGGTTGTGAGGTCAACCGGAACGGAAGCCCTCGTTAAAGTCGTCGTCTTCCGAAGGGGCAGCGGCGTGACCGCCAACACCCCTCGGGGTTACCGCCGCGTCAATGCGGCTTTGTCTTTGGGAGGCAGTCGCCTTGGCCTTCTCGGCGGCCTTGAATTTCGTCAGGGCCTCGCTGATGACCGAAGAGTCGAAGGTGCTGTTGACGAGCTTTTGATACTCGGCGGGCTGCGTGGCCAGCCAAGTGCGGTAGGCGTTCTTGGAATCCGGCTTGCCGGCGTCCACAACTTCCCTCCAGTCGGGGTGCTCACGGCTCAGGAGCCGCGACTCGACCAAATACTCCACGCGGTCATCCACGCCTTTTAGGGCGGTGTCGATTCGTGGGGCTACCATTTCTTCCAGCTTTGCCGGATCGAAGGCCTCACCTGTCCCGGTCCCGCGCAACTTGATCTTGCTCAGGGCCTTGTTGAACACCGTGCGTTGCATGGTGGCCAGCTCGGGGTACTCGGCGGCAAACTCGGCCATGTCCTCTTCGGACAATTCAACCGCCTCGCCCGCCGGCGTGGTGTTCTGAAGCTCTCTGATCAGGCGCTCGATGCCGCCGATCTTTCCAAAGGCCTTGTCGCTGTTCTGGGTCAACGTGGTCCGCAGTTCTTCAACTGCAGCGGCGCTGGCCTTCAAACCTTCGAACTCTTCCTTGGTGATCTGCACGTACTCGGGTGCTGCTGGTGCGGCAGCCGGGGCTGCTGCTGCGCTGGTTTCATCCTGTCCGTCCTGCTTCTCCGGCGTTTCCGTGGGAGGCGCAGGGGCATCGGTGAACCCCGCGTCAAAGTCTTCGTCTGTTCCTTCAACCTGGTTATCAACAACTTCCGTTGAATCTTCTGGTGGCATTTGCTATCTCCAAAACACAAAGCCCGCACAGGGCGGGCTCAAGATCGCGACCGGCGAATTAACGTGGGTCACAGCGGGTTGCCGTGCGGGTTGCCCCGGGCGGCGGGAAACTTAATTGGTGTCGGGCAGGTCCTCTGCCAGGGCAATAAGGCCCTTGAGTTCGGCGATGCGTCCGCGCAGCAGCGCCGTCTTTCGCTCATCGTGGTCACCGTCGTTCTGTGCGCGCAGCACGGTCATCCGGGCTTCCATGTGCTTGACCAGCTTCAGCCACAGGCCGCTCTGGCGGTCTGAGGTCGACAGCACAGGTTCCACTGTCTCAGGGGGCTTGGCGACGACCTTGTTCATTTGATGAATGCCTCACCGGCTGGCGCCCGGCCAACGGGTTCAACGGCGGGCGTCGCCACTTGCGGGCTGGGTTTGTGGTGCTTGTGGACGTCGACTGTCATTCCGGCAAGCGTCAAGTCTTTCTGCGTGTCCAGCTTCATCACCGTCTGGGCCAGTTGCACCTTGGCTTCATCGATCGAGATTTGCCGGAGATTGGCGTATTTCAACGTCTCCAACTGCATGGCGCGGTCATGGTCGTCAATGGCCTTCTGGCGCGCGATCTCGTCGCGGCGGGCCAGAGATTCGTTGTACGCGGTGTCGCGGTCGGTGTCCTGCTTGGCAAGCTCGACGTTCTCCTGGCTCTTCGTCTGGGCGATCTTCTCGGCGGACTGCGCGCGGATGGTGGCAGCTTCGACGGCTGGCGCCTTGGGCTGCGGCTGGCTTTCGATCTTGGCCTGCTCTTCCTCCGTGTACTGGAAGCTGCGAGGGTCCAGGCGCTTGGACTTCATCATCTCCTTGGCCCAGAGCTTTGGGTTGAAGCCGAAGGCCGGATCCTTGACCATGCCCGCCATCTGGGCGATTGTCTGGTCCTGGATGGCGCGCTCGACCAGCGCGGCCGAGCCGTGGGCATTGATCTGCCAGTCGCCCTTTTCCTCGTTGGGCACATCCGGGTCCAGAAGCAGCCATTCGTAGTACTGGTTCACCACGGGCTCGGTGATGAAGTCGTCGACCGTGTAGCCGATGCTGCGCAGCAGCTGGTTGGCGTTGCTGTTCTGCAGCTGGGCGGCGCCGTAGGTCTCGGGCGTCGTCGGTCCTGACTGGCCTTGCGTGATCAACGGGATGCTGGTGGCCTCTTCTGCTAGCTTGAAGGCGTAGTCGATGATCGCCATGAGCTGTGGGCCCATGTTCGGGAACTGGAAAGTGGCAAAGGCCTTGCGCACGTCGTCGACCGTGGCGTCGGCGTTCTTGTACCAGAGCTTTTCGTCAGTGATCACCCAGGTGCCGTCGGCCGGGGTGACGCTGCCACGGTCCACCACGGTCTGGAATCCTGCCGACTTGCCGGCATTGCCCAGCAGGCGGCGGCTGGCGGCGTTGATCATGCGCTGCGGGGTGTTCAGCTGCTCGCCCACGCCGACACCAGCCCAATGCCCTTCTCGCCGGCGCCATGGGAAGGCGTGGTACGGGAACTTGCCAGAATCCAGCGGGTTCACGGTAGCGCGCACTGCCGTGTCGTTGATCAGCGTCACGATGGCGTAGCAGTCGCCGTCGCCCTCGGGCAGCAGGCTTTCAGGCTTCAGGCCGCCGGCGCTCACCATGGTCTCCATGTCCTGGCGGCTCAGGGTGCCGTAGAAGTACCAGACCGGGAACCGGTGCTCATTCCTCGTCGCGTCCTGGTTATTGTTGTTGTCGTCGGAGGTCTGCTTTCCCGGACCCTCCGTGAGGACCTTTTCGATCTGGGCGGCGATGTAGCCAGGCAGCGCCTTCAGGTCCTTGACCTGCTTGGGAGATAGGAAGTCACGCTCCAGGAAGTAGTCGCCGTTCTGGATGTTCTCACCGCAGGCCCGGTCAGGAAAGCAGTTCCATGGCGAGATGCTCTTGCTGGCCGGCGCGATCTTGCTGACCATCTGCAGCTTGACAATTCCGCCCTCTTTGGACACAGCCTGGGAGGTGCGGCGCTCCGGGAATGGCGCCTTGAGAACGCCCACGCCGATGCGCGCGCCGTCGAAGATGACTTTGCGCATTTCGGCCGGGTGCTTGCTCTCCACCATCCAGTCGTAAATCCGGGTCTCGGCTTTCTTCGCCGAGGCCTTGGCCATGTCTATGCTTTCTTGCGCCAGGTCCTTGACGGTGATTGGCACGCCAGCTTCTGGATCCACCGGCGCGGCGCCAGGCTGTTGCAGGGCTGCCAGTTCTTCAGGCTTGGGGTTGCGCATCAGCGGGTCGCCCGCATCCGAGGTCACCTGCCGCGTGTCGTCCTTGCCATTGACTAGATCAGGAACTGGGGTGGCGTCGAAGCTGAAAGGCTTGTCGTCAATCGGAATGAGAATTTCACCCAGCTTTGCCGACCCGGCATCCACATACCGGCTTGTCATGGGGATGAACACGGTGGAGCGCACTTCGTCCTGGGTACCGCGGCGGCCGGCGGTGGTCACTGGCCCGCTTGGGCTGGTCGGTTTAATCCACTTGGCATTCTGGAACTCACCGCGGTTCAGGTCGTCGATGCCCACATAGGCGTCTTCTGCCCTGGCCCATACCTCTTCGATCCCGCTACTCTTGCGCGCCGTCACCGCCTCATTGCGCTTGGTGACGACGATCTCGCTGATCGCGGCCAGGCGGTCTTCGCGCTGTGACTTGGTGTGATCCAGCGCCTGCTGGACTACCTGCGGGAGGTTGCGGTTACGCGGCATTGCTTAGGCGCCCAGGCCAGTCAGCAAAGTGGCAGTGGTCCCGGTGGCATTGATGCGCGCGGCCTCAATTGGCAGGATGAAGCCGACCGGGACCGCGGTAAACAGAACCGTCGAGCCGTCCTGCATTACGGCGGTGATGTTGCCAGCACCCCCAACATAGATCCCTTTGGTATTGGCTGGCAGGTTTGCGGCCGCGGTGTCGCCTGGCGTGATGGGAAATGCGTAACGCGCCGTTGGGATTGAGGTGTAGTTCATGGTGGTCCTTAAATGCAAAAACCGCCCGGAGGCGGTTCGATTGAGTGGTTGCGGGTTACAGGCCCATGCTGGCGTCGGATGGGCGGAAAGGCGCCAGCTCGGCCGTGGTATCGACGATCGGGGTTGTTGCTTTGCGCAGCATCATCAGCGCGTACCTGGTGGCGCTCATCAAGTCATCGCCGACCTTCACGATCTTTCCGTCGTCTCGGTGGTAGAGCCGGAATTCTTCCCACCAGTCATGCAGGTGAGCGGCTACCTTTAGGCGCCCGGTCTGCATTCGGTCCAGCATGTCCATCAGCCCGGCCTCCACGCCGTTGCCGCCGGTGCCTTCTGGCTTGCCCTTCTCGGGCGGGTGCGTTGCCTTGTCCTTGAGCATCTTCACGCCCAGGTTGCGGTACTGGGTGGCCAGCTGCTCACCTGAGCCTTTGTCATGCTGCAGGCCGTCATGTGGCCAGGCAAAAGGAATCCATTTGCCCTTGGCCATGATTGTGGCCGCGTGAATAACTGGTGTCGCCTCTCGCTTGCGGTAGCAGTCGTACACGTGCACCGTATCGGTGTCCCTGTCATAGGCGATCCACACTGCCGCAGTGGGATGGTCCCAGCCGAAGTCGATGCCACCGATTCGCGGCCAGTGCTTAGGTAGCGACAGCACCGGCTCCCTAATATCCTCCTCGGGAATCGGGAAGATGCGACCAGAACCCAGCGTCGGGATGCCCATGGAGCGCGCTTCGCGCTCGTGCGCCGGGTAGCTGGCGATGATGGCGGCGCGCTGCTCGGGCGTGTAGTGCTCGGCATCGTGGATCGTCATCGTCGTCACAGCGGTGCCCGGGTGCTTGTCGATCAGGAAGCGCTTGACGACATCTGACATGCCCTTGAGCGGCGTGAAGGTCACCCAGACGATGCCCTGCGTGGCGTTCGTGCGGGTCAAGCCCTCGATATAAATGTCTTCCGGCGGCTCCTCATCGAACCAGACGAAGTCCAGGGTTTCACCCTGCCAGCGCTCTCGGCCCTGGTCGTATGTCTTCAGGGTCACGCGGCTGACGCCGCCGGTCTCGTGGCGTACCAGGATGGTTTCCACGGCATCCGCGACGCCGTGCGAGGCCCGCTGTATCTTCAGAATCCTGTCGGCTGGAATGGCTCCCGTGCCCCATGCACCCACGGGCCCCAGCAGCAGCCGCTGGACGGTATCTCGCGTTCCCTGGCTGGTTTCCGATGCCGCCCAGCCGGTCACTGGCTCGTTGAAAACAGCGCCTTGCCAGTCCTCTGGATAGAGGCCGGTAAGGTGCATGGCGCATTCAAACGAACCCGCAACCGTCTTGCCCAGCTGGTTGCCGGCGATTAAAAGGCGCTCTCGGATCGCAAGGTCTGCGCCGAGAATGTGGAATTCCTGCTGCTTGGCGTAGGGCTGGTAATCGGCCAGCTTGAACCTGGCGAGCTCGTTGATGGCCTCAGCCAAGAGCGCAGCGCTTTCACCGGGCAGGAGTTGGTCCAGCCAGTCGAGGTCGTCAGCGAGCTTTGGCACTGAGCCTCTCCACGACAGCCTTCAGCTTTTCCCGGTCGATTCCGTCCAGCAGGCTCTTCTGCTTGTTGTCTTTCTCGTACAGGCCCAGGTGCTTGGCCACCTTTTCCAGCGCCTCGCCCTTGTTGTGGGTCAGCACCTGCAAACCGTCTTTTGTCTCTTTGACGCCGGCATAGAGCGCCGCAGCGCCCTTGCTCAGCTTGCGCGTGTCCTTGAATATCGTGCGGCCCACGCCTTCACCGAAGCATTCTGGACAGTCCGGGTTCGGCGTGCGGCGCTTGTCGTAGCCGATTCCACCCTTGGTGTCGAACTCAGCGCCAATCGGTTTGCCTTCTTCGATGGCCTTTTCAGCCTTGGCGCTGTACTCAGCCTCTTCGCGCTCCTGCTCGGCTGCCGTGCGTTGGTAGCGGTTGTCCTTGCCCCAGCAATGCCTGCAGCACCCGATGACATGCTCCACAAGCTCCCGGGCGTCTGCTGTTGCAATGCCCCAGATATGTTGCAGCGCGTCTTCCGACGTGATGTTCAGTGTCTTGGAGCGCTCAGCTTTGGCAGCAGCGATCGCGTCAGCTATGTTAGCGTCTGCTAGCAATCTGCACGCCGCCACGCGGGCGGTTCCGTTTGTCACATGCTGGAAAACTCGCATGTAAGCCTGGGTGCCGTTCAGGTCGATCAGGTATTCCTCGACAAAGCGCTCTTCATTGGGCGTCAGCATGTGCTCGCCGCTGCGTTGGGTCAGGACCGGCTTGGACTTGCGCGCGGCTTTGACTGCCGGCGCTTTCTTCGCTGGCTTGGCCGGGGTCTTGCCCATCACAGGCCTTTCAGATAGCTCAGGATCAGCCGGTCGAGCACACGCAGGGACTTGGCTGCCGTCTGGCGGGCCAGTTCGATCTGGTCTTCCGGGAATACCCGGGTTTCCGTCATCCGCTTGAGGATCAGGTTGTTGGCCTGGCACACCGTCGCCATCGTCCCAATGCAGTTGTTGAAGACGGCGGGCGAGTGCGTGACGGTCATTTGAGTCTCAGTGCGCTTTCAGGCGCAGGCCGTTGGGTCCGTCGAGTTGCAGGCCCTGGGGCTCCGCTGTGACCGCTGCCATCTCGGCTGCTGGGATGAACGCACCATCTACCCACTTAACGGCCTCGTCGGTCTTCATGCCGGCAATGCTGTCCAGGTACTTCAGGACCAGGCCGGCGTGCTGGTGGGCGTTGCTGTCCTTTTGGAAGCCGTCTTCCAGGAACAGGCTCATGACCATCTGCGGCTGGCCGTCGACGACTGTGTCGTCCAGAGTGATGACTGCTTTTGGCATTTACTTGCCCTTCCCGGCTTTGGCTGGCGCCTTCTTGGCGGCGGCCTTCTTTGGGGTCAGGGCCTCCACGGCGCGCTTGACCAGGCTTTTGGTGACGGTTTTCGCTGGTGCCTGGGTGGCGGCTGGCTGAGGTGCCACTTGGGCTGCCGGTGCCGATGGTTCCGCTTCTGCGGCTTGCGCTGTCTTCAATGCTTCAGCCTGTTCCGGGGTTTCCACGGGAACGGGCTCAACCGGCACTTCTCCGGCGGGCGTGGGGTCTGGCAGCTGGCCCAGGCAGGCATGGCCTTCCCAGTCGGCGTCGTCTTCGCGGCCGGCCAGGAAGTCAGCGACCTGTTGCTTGTTGTGGAAGTTCTTTTCCTCGCCGGTTTTGGCGTTTCGCAGGGGGATCAGGAAATGCATGGCAGTCCTTAAATTGCCGCGGGCATGCCGGGTTTGGCTCCCATTGCGGCCGGCTTCGCACCGAAGCCTTCGTCGAAATCGCTCTCGGCAGCCGCGTCTCCGTCCTGCTCATAGACGTCCAGGACCAGTTTCAGGGCGTCGCCGATGTTGTCGGCAGTCTTCGGTGGAGCGGCGCCCGGCTCTTCCATGGGTGCTGGCTCTTCCTTCATTTCCTTTTTCACGGTGAAGGTGCCGTCGGGGCGAACGTAAAGCTCAATGCAATATCCGCCTGCCTCGGGTGCTGGCGCTGCACCTGCATCAGGGGCTGCACCGCTCATTGCGGCGGCGTTTGGCTGGGCGGGGGGCATTGTGGCCATGGTGGAGTCCTTGCTATGTAAAAACCCCGCTGGGCGGAACCATGCGGGCGTAAAAGGTGGCAACGTGATCCGAAGCACCTTGGAGACGACTGATGGGCGGCAGGCCCCGGGCTTCCTGTGTGGATTCAGGAGTTGGCGCCCAGGGCCTTATCGCAGGCTACGGTTAACTCACCGCGGCACGAGCCAGCCCGACGCCAAGAACCAGTGGTTGGGAATGCTGGCAGGCGTTTGAGTGGGCTGGTACACCGGCGTGGCCGGGGGTTCTGGCTGTGAAGTGTGGGCTCGAACCACAGACCCGCGACTTAACAGGCCGCTGCTCTACCAACTGAGCTACATCACAAAATTCTGGCGGGCCTGGAACGAATCGAACGTTCAACCTTCGGTTTTGGAGACCGGTGCTCTGCCAGTTGAGCTACAGACACGGAAATGAAAAAGCCACCGCTTGGGTGGCTTTGGGAATCTGTTCGGGGGTGGCTCCGCCCTCAAGTGGCGGGACCTTTTGATCTTATCGGGTCGGTAAATGCCGACTCGTCTGTACAGGTGGCAGGATTATAAGACCTGATTTGCAGCCTGCGCAACAACATTCTGGGTATCCCCGAAGACTGGCTGCGTGATGCCGTACTTTTTGGCATGGCTCAAAATCCATTCGTCTACCTGGGCAAGAGCCTTGGTTTGCTCTGCGCTCATGGTTTGCACCACTGGCTCAAAGGTGCCGTCCGCGAAAATCCTGTACCCCAAGGGCGCGTGAAGAATGCCGCTGATCTTCACCTTGAGTGCCCGAAGCGGTTCCGTCTCTTCCATGAAGGCGCGGTGAGCCATCATCCGGCAAACGTGCATGAAAACTTTGTGATCTCGTATGTCGCGCTGGTCGCAATAGCGCTGGGCCTCGCACCGGATGCTGGTACTTTCCCAGGATTCCTGTTGGATGGCTGTGGCTGATGCATTCATGGCAGTTCCATCCTACCGGACAACGCCTTCATCGCCGCCGGCCCCGCGCGCCCTGCTTCTCGCTCCATTTCCGCCACAAGCCAGTCAGCCAGCTCTCGGTGTTCCTGTTTGAACTGCGATTTGAACGCCACCTTCCCCGTACCGCGGCAAACCTGGCAGTCGTGGTCACTGAAGGACTTGCTGCCCGGGATCAGCGTCTTGCCGTGGCCGCCGCACGCCCGACAGGTTCCGTTGCGGTGCCAGGCCAGGCATGCGCACGCCATGTCGTTCGCCGTCACGCGGCCAATCTTCACACGCAGCTTCCAGGACTGCGTAAACACCAGTTCAGCCAGGATGCGGACGATGTCGTGGGCCGCCCGGTTGTCGCCGGCGAACATGCGCTCCAGCGGCACGGCCAGCGGGTGCTTGCTGCAGTCCTCCCCGCGCTCGTTCTTCCCCGAGCTCAGGCGCTTGTCTGCAATGCCAAAGGCTCCAAGCACGTCGGTGTCGCCAGACTGACCCTCGGCATCGCGCTTATTGAGTTCACTGGTGTGCTTCAGGTTGCTGCTGTGCACGGCTGTCGCGTATCGATCGGTGATCCTGGCCATAGTGTTCTTTCTTTGTTATCTGCTATCGATTTAGTAGCTGAATAGCCTTATCTGGCCTTTGGTAGCTCAGGTTTTTGTATCCTTTTCATCGACACAACCTGAATGCCCTTCTTCCCAAAGAAATCGAACTCGCCGCGTACCCTCAGCTTTGCAACAAAGGTCTGGCTCATTCGGTCTTCCTGGCAGGTTGATTGAATAAGGCGGTCTGTCGGCACGACCTCACTCACAGCCCGGCCAAAGCTCTGCACGTCTCGGCAGTGCGCCGTTGAGAGCGAAAGCACGTACTCGTAGAAGCGATTGCCGCGCTGTTCCGAAACTACTGCGCGGTGGGTTTTTGACATCCGCAGACGAGAAGGTGAGTTCATTATTTGCTCCTATATTTATAGCTAAACCGCCTTACACCTATTGGGCTGCAGGCAGTTCCTGCTGCGCTTTCACCATCACCGCATAGGCATCGGTAAGCCAGCCGATGGCGTGGTGGCCGTCTGCCTTGTCGGCAAAGCTGGTGCTGGGGTCGGTCTTCACGGCCTGGATTAGCTCAGGGGTCAAGGCGAGAGGCATGGCCACAGTTGGCGTCACGTCTACCACTGTGATCCGGCCCTTGGCCCACGTATCCGGGTTAGAGCCGCAGGTTTCCCCGGCCGACTGCAGACCTGGTGTTTCTGCGCCGTCTTCCGGTTGGGGCACATCCTGCCGGTGGTCGGCGCCCGCGCGCACCCTGCGGGTGTATGTGCGCTTGACACGCGGCTCGGCCTCGGGCTCTACGTTAGACGCAGCGGCGTGATCGTCGACAGGAGCAGCTACCGGGGCTGCGGCCAGTGGCGGGGGTGCGGCTTGCAGCGCTACTTGCGCGGCACCGTCTGGCATTTTCTCCAGCTGGAAGTTGGCCTTGACGCCAAGGCACCACACCATTTCGAGCGCGCTGTTGCGTCTGCGCATGAGGCATGCCCGGGCAACGGCCAGCTGCAACATTGCGTCCACGCTGTTCTGCGGGCAGCCGGTCAGGGTGGCCACGTCCTTGCGCATGAGCACGGCTTCAGGGTTGGCAAGCACATGGGTGAGCACCTGCCATGGCACCGTGCCGGGCTTTGGGACGTAAATCTCTACTGCTTCCGTCATGATGATGCTCCTGAATTTATAGCTAACTGAGTACGTTCTAATTGGGTTGGCAGCTGATTTATCTCTGACTCAAGGAGGCATAACGCCCAGTGGGCGGCCTTCCTGTCGCGCGGCGTATAGCTCATGTCTCCGGCAATTCGCTGCCACTCAAGCACCTGTCGGCCGTGCGCCACGTGAAACCATTCGCGCTTGACCTCGCGCAGAGCCGAGCCCTGGTCATAGGCGGTATGGCAGGCGAAGCACCCGGCCGCGCTCTTGTGGTCGTTTTGCTTGATGGCCATGCCCTTGCCTTCGTTCTGGTGGCAGGCCACAACCGTGGCGCGGTTGTCGGTGCAAATGCCGGGCAGGCGGAACAGGCAGGGTTTGCCGCGCGCCATGCTCAGGAGGTGCGGGTTTCTGTGTTCTTCGGGTTTTGGCTGAACCAGCGCCAGGGAATCGCAGCGGCTCACCACGCCCCGGCTTATGGGCTGGGGGTGGCTTACCGGTGGGCGCTGGTACACCGGGCGTTTGAAGCCGCTGCTTTTCATTGCTTACAGCCGGATGGCGCCGTTGATTTCGCGCAGGCGGTACAGGTTTGCGCGGAAGTGGTCCTTGATGCCGATGATTTGCGCTTCCAGTTGGCAGCTGTAGTCCTCTGCTGGCACCGCAGTGTCCGGCGCCGGTTCGCGTGGATCGTGGTTCAGGATTGGCATCAAAGGATCGATGATCAAATGCAGTTCGTTCTGCATTTCTTCGGCCAGCGACCGCAGTTGCAGCAACTGGTTTTCTACCGGCGTCACGGGCTTTGGCTGTACGCTCTTTGCTGCCAAAGCACTGCGTTCCTGTTGATCGGCTCGCTTGTTTGCTGTTGCCTGGTTTTGGGACACGCCTAAAGGTCTGGCTCCTGCCTTCCGTGAATTAGCTGTGTTTCTCATGGCTCTCTTTCAAAGTAAAGCGGCTGTAGGTGCGCAGCCGCGACGCGGGGGAATCACAGCCACCGGATGGCGGCGTAATTGATGCAGAGGTGGAGCGTGTTGTCCGCGATGATCAGAAGCCAGAAGGCCAGCCACGGCGGTGCGCTCGATGGGTAGCCGGTCCCGCTGCAGTCTTCCCACTTCAGCCAGGGCTCGGTCACCCAGTTCTTTGCGAACACCACGTAGCGAGCCAGCCGGTAGCGGTCTATCAGGTAGTGCGTCCAGCAGATCGCAAAGAGGGCCCAGCCGCTCTGAGTGATCAACAGAAACGGAAGCGAGTAGACGAAAGCATGCAGCGCGGCCGCCACGTTGGATCGGGTCTTCTGCATCGCCATCCAATTGGTCTGGGTGATGTAGTCGCCGATGAGGTGCAAGAGGATCTGTTCCATGGTCAGGCCTTATTCCAGGGTTTGAAGGCATCCAGCGTCTCCAGCGCCGGCCATGTGCCGGTGAAGGTCAGCGCGCGGTCGTCCAGGGTCACCTTGGCTGGTGGCTTGAACCACGGCCAGCTGATTTCTCCGACAAGGCACTTCGCGGCCCACAGCACTTCTTCATTCCACGGATCGGCGAATGCCGACCGGGCGACATAGTTGCGCCACCAGACGGGCGTGTTCTCGTAGTCGTTGTTGCCGAGCTCCACCAAGTGCTTGATGAGCCAGGACTTCATGGCCCGCTTGCCACCCCACTGGTGCGACCGGCTGGAGAAAATCGCCACCTCGTAGGTTTCCAGGGCCTTGACGATGAACTCAAGAGCGCCGGGTACTGGCTGGTCAGGGATGACGCTCGCACCCTGCCAGCGGCTGGTGTACGAATGCACAACACCATCAAAGTCCAAGCAGAGGATTGGCCTCATGACACTTCGGGGCCGGCGCCGACCTTGGGGGTGTCGTGCAGGCGCTGCTTGAGCGCGTAGCCCATGAGCGGCCAGATCTTCTGCACGGCGTTCTCGCGCGCGATCTTGCGGCCGATCTCGGCGTCGAAGTTCTCGGGGCTGGCGCAGGCCGATTCACCGGTGACGGTGAAGCCGTTGCGCAGCACCAGCACACAGAAGGTCAGGAGGCTCAGGGCTGCTGGTGCAACGCGCGCATCCACCCCATTGGCAGCCCACTGGCCCAGCAAGCCATGCTCGGCTGTGAAGTAGTGCTCGCTGGCAATGTTGGCTTGCAGGTCGGCCGGCGTGACGCGCGGCGCGGTCTTGCCGGCGGCCAGGATGGCGGTTTCAATGGCGCTGTCGCCGGTGGCGGGGGAAGTAACGTGGTTCAAGGTTGATCTCCATTTCCGGCCAAAGGCTGGGCCGTTTCAGCGGGGTGAGGGGTAGCTGGGCGATGGAATCGGTCCCAGGCAAGGGCTGCCATCAGGGCTTTGTTCACGCCCATGGCTTTACGGCAGTTGTGCAGGTGCAGCTCGACGGTCTTTTCCGCGATGTGCAGCAGCTCGCCGATTTCTTTGTTGGTGTGGCCCTCGACCAGGTGGGCCATGACAGCGCACTGCGCGCCGCTCAGGCCCCATGGGTTGGCGACTGCGGGCATGCGTGGGCCGCGAGGCGCGCCGATGCTGTGCCGAACCACACCATCCGCTGGCTCGGTCTGCTTTGCAGCGCCGCGACGGCTATGGGTGCTGTCGTTAATGAGGTGTGCCAAAGGAACGGGTTTTTCCTCTAGCGCATCGCCTGGGCGGTAAACGAGTTCTTTGCTCAGGCCTAGCCAGGGGTTGTTCATTGCGGTGTTCCTTCCGGTGGTGCCAGGATGGTTTCCACCATTTCGGCGCGCTGGTTGGGCTTAAGGTGTTTCCAGAGGTAGCGCTGTGATCGCGGCTCATGCAGGTACTCGACCATGGCGGCGTGGAATTCGCGCATCTGGTCCTCATTGCATTCTGGGAAGCTGGTGCTGCGCGGCTTTGGGATGGGGTTGCCGTTCTTACCCTCGCCCCACGTGACCCAGTACGCGCCCAGCTTTAACCAATCGTGAAGTGCGTCAATATGTTTGAATCGCTCTTGGCTCTGGAACAGCTTTTCCAAAATCACCCGGTGGCGGTTGTGGAACGGCCCGCTGCGTTCTTCCTCGATGTAGAGCTGGAAGCCCTCCCCGGCCTGGGCGGTGAACAGCCGGCGAACGAAGCGGCGCAGGCGCTTGTCGTCCTGGCGGGACATGCCGCGCACGTGTTGGGTCCAGAACCGGCGCAGCACGTCCAGCTCCGACATCGGCAAGCGGTTCAACTCGATGACCGGGCAGAACATGATGGGCGTGGGCTTGCTCATCCGATGACCTTTTCAGCCAGCACCAGGTGCATCATCTTGGCGGCGCCTGCATGCAACAGCAGGTGTGCATTGGGACCAGCATCGCCGGGCCCGCAGTAGCTGACTTCAAGGCCGTCTTCACAGTCCCAAACCACCACACATCCGTTGATGGCGCCGAACTGCCCTTTCTCCATGGCGTCGGCGAGGTTTCGCAACGTGGCAGGCACGTCCAGCAAGTTGGTTTCGCGGATGACGTGAAGGTTGCTCATGACGGCTTCCTCTCACCAGTCTCAAAGGCTTCCCGGCCATCCATGCTGGTGTGCACGAACAATCCGGGCTGGTCGCCATCCTCCACTGGCTTGCACCAGCATGTGGTGGTTGCCTCGTGGTCGCGCAGGTCGCCCATGGGGATGACGTGGTAGGTGTCGGCGGTCATCCCAGCACCCGATCAAAAACCATGGCGATGCGCTGGGCCAGGGTCAGCTCGGTCTCGGCCGCCGGGCGCGGCACCCACACCCCTCCGGCTGGCATTGGCCAGTGCCTGGTTGCGCATTCCCCGTCCAGCAATTTGGGCTGGTCGACGTCACTGTGCTGGAGCTCGAAGTTGGCGGGGTTCATGGCTTCCTCACTCGCAAAGGGCATAGGACGAACTACAAGCGTTCGCCTCTTCTGCGTCGTTTAAAAGGCTGTACTGCTTGCCGCCTCGGGTGGTTTTGGCCCACTGGATGCGGCTCCAGATATTCAGGTCGGCAAAGACGATGCGGCGGTCCTTCGCTGTGTGCGCGTCGGTCATGAACGTCCCGAAGCCGCGCTTCCCGGCCTTGCCCACCCGAAGTTCCCAGTCAGCGATGCGTTGCATATGCTCCGGAAATCGGATGGCCATCTCGCGCAATTCGTTCTTGTTTGCGTTGATGCATGGGAAGCATCCCACCCGGCCCATTCCCATGGAATACAGCGGGTTGGCCAGGATCTCGTGCAGCGTGGCGAACTCGATGGCCTGCATCGCAGTCCAGTCCACGATGGGCCGATAGATGAACAGGCGCGGCGCCACGCGCTCAAAGCTCTTGGCGTCGCGGCGGTTGAAGGATTCATCACGTCGCACGCCTTGCCAGCTGACCACGGTATGGCCCCGGTCCATTAGTTCCATCTGGAACTCGACGGCCATATTTCGCTTCAGTTCCTCGGTGCAAAACTGGGCCTTGCGACTGGGGAAACGGCCTTTCCACAGGCACAGGTCCAGGAAGACGTTGCCGGTGGGGTGCAGCACGGACAGCGCGCGGCGCTTGCCCTTGTTGGTCCAGCGAACCCGGCGGCCACCGCCGACCTTCACCGTTTTCTGAACGGGCTGGCCCTTCTTGTTGAGCACGATCTGGCCTCGGCCGTCGCGCTTCGGCACCGGGGTGACGCCATCAGCCTCAAACACTGCCCGGGTGTCGTATTCACGACGGGTGCGCTGGTCGTTGGCTATGAACTTGCGCTTGCCCAATAGCTCGGCCTCGAAGTTGGCCCGCAACCTCGTTATCTTCAAGCCCAGCCGGCGCTCAAGGTAGTCCAGGTATTCGTAGGTCAGCTCGTGCTCGTTGCCGGTATCGCAGAAGATGGCGACGATGTTCTTCAGGCCAAACCGCAGGATAGCGATCAAGAGCGTGGCAAGGCTATCCTTGCCGCCGCTCACCGAAACGACGTGCTTAATGCTCACGCAGGCACCTCGTGCAGCTTGGTAGCGCAGTAAATCTTCTTACCGGTACGGCCAGCCCAAAGCCGCTCGATTTGCGCGCCGGGCGACTTGTCCCAGCCCGGCAGCATGACGATGCCGTCGCACCCGCTCAGTTGCTTCAAGTCTTCAAACATGCAGTCGCACCAGTCGGCGGCGGTGTCTGGGTTGATTTCGGCAGGATTTACGGCGTCATGCCCGGCGGCGCGCAGGGTGGCTGCGACAGCATGGAACGCCGGGAAGTTGAAGTCCGGCAGACCGGTCATGGGGCCAGCGATGTACAGCTTCATGCAAGCTCCCGCATAAGAAAGTGCGCGAGAAGCAGGCTCTCGGCGCGGTTGTGGTCTTTGGCCCGTGCGATGTCGGTGCAGCCCGGATACAGCCGGCGCGCGCATTCCATGGACCGTTTCTTGAGCAGCGCCGACTGCTGGCCCGCGCTCAGGTTCGGGTCTTTGTTGTGGTCGATCAGCCCATAGAAGCGCTTCCACTTCTGGGCGTTGATGTAGGTGATCGGGAAGCGCAGGCACTCGGCTACCGTCTCCAGAGCGCCCAGCGAACGCAGCAGCGAAGCCGCGGTCTGGATGGAAATGCCCACCCCTTGGGTGCCCACTGCCTCGATGGCGAAGACCGGCTTGGGGCCATCCGCCGGCGCGTACTTCAGCAGCAGCGCGCAGAAGGCCCGGCCGTCGATCTTCTTCTGGACAAGGGCCTTTTCGCCCACGCCCGGGATCTTCATGGTCGGCAGGTCGAACACAGCGCGCAGGCCGTTGTGGTCGATGACGCTGCAAGCGCCTGTCAATCCCGGGTCCACACCGATCACCACCATGGTCAGGCCCCGGCGGCAGCGGCGAATGCGGCTTCAGGCGTGCCTTCTGGCGCGTCCTCGTCTGTATCTTCAAGGTCCAGGCCGCCTTGAGCGTCATCGCCCTCTTCCTCTGCGGCGGCCTTCGGCGTTTTACCGCCCTTCACCAGCGTCAGCACCGACGGCGCCAGCAGCTTGATGAACACCTTTTCGCCTTCGGCGCGCACCAGGCGGGTCATGGCTTCGTCGGTCAGGCTGTCACCGGAATACGAAACCTGGAATTCCAGTTTGACGGTGCCGCCCTCCTTCGTCTCATAGGAGAACTTGCCGGCCGACGCATCTGTGAAGTGAATGTTCGAGCCGGCTTCAGCGCCCAAGCCGAAGTCCTGCTCGAAGCCGTAGCCCTTGTACTTGTCGTTGCCCCCGTACTTGAACTTCTGACCGTTCAGCTTTGGCGCGCGCAGGTCTGGCAGGTGGCGGATGGTGTCGGGCATGCGCTCCTGGCCGGCCACCTCGGCGCGGCTGAAGTAATGCAGTTCGCGCAGCACCGGGTCAACCAGGTCCAGCAGATCGTTGTTTCCTTCAATGCAGAAGTTCAGGTCGATGGCCTGCTTCTTTTCCTCGCCGTGGAATTCCTTGCGGAGGTTGATGTGGGTGAGGGTCAATTCGGTTACTTCGGTCAGTTCAAAAGTCATGGGTTGCTCCTGTGGTTAAAAGTTGCTGCGTGAAAAATCGAAAGCGATGACGCCGATCAGCCGCCACTCGCCTTTGACGAGGGTGACTGCGCCGGCAAGGCGGCCAGTGCTTCCCGCACAAGTTGCGGGAAGTCCGAGAACTGCGGGTCGCGGGCCAGCTCCTTCAGCCGTTCCCGTGTGTATTGGCCCCATCCCGGCAGCTGCGCCAGCCGGATGTAGTGCTGCAGCAGGTTGCCGCGCAGGTTTGCGAAATTGGTGGTCATTCACAGCGGCCCCCGGAGTTGGGCGAACGGCTGGCTGTAGTCGACGCGGGTCTCGAAGTTGTAGACACGGGAGACGTATTGCTTAGACAGACCAAGCCTGCCGGCCATAACGTGTTGCGGTTCATCACTTGCGCGAATGGCCTGCACCACGCTCTCGTCGACCTGGCTGCGAGCACGGAGGGTTGCAGAAATGCGCGCCCTGACATCGATGGTCCTTGACACACCGGCGAACGGCGCCATCCGCTCTTCCTCATCCAGGTGATCCGGATGAACGCACAGCGCGTGGCCGCAATTTGGGCGAGGGCAACGGCTCGGGTCAAGCCGCCGCTCGTTGGCCAGAGACCAGACGACTCTGCGAATCTGCACCGTCTTGTTTTTTATCGTCGCCGTTGGCCGGCCGCCGCGTGTCTCGCCAGCCCACAACAGGCAGCCGTCAACCTCCGTGCAGCGCTCCAGCAAGTAGGCTAATTTGATGTCCGGCACTTGGCTGACCATGCTCATGCTGGTTCCCGTCCGAGGATCTTGTTGATGTGCGCCTGAACTTCGGCCGACGGCTTGGCCGGCTTGTGCGGCGCCAGCGGTATCTGCAGCGGAGCATCTGGAACGTCCTTGATCCATCCGCGCGAAAACTCTCGGTTCAAAGCAAAAGTCCAGGTCTTCCGGCATTCCTTGAAGCTCCGGGCCTTGAGCTCGAACACGAACGAAAGCGCGGCCCGGAAGACGGCCGGGTGCGACCATTCCCCCTTGCGCCCTGCCGAACGCTCCTGCAACCCATCGCAGGCTTCCATCCAGGCGATTTCGGGGTCCAGTGCTGGGCGGCAGAGGTTGAGGAACTCGCCGAGGTTGGGGGCAAAGGCGCGAGTCCGGCAAGCATCGAGGCCGCGCATGATCTCCGCGTCTTTGAATCCGCCAAGGCCGGCCGCCCATTCGGCACGCACCTGGGCGACTGGCACTCCAGCCCATAGGTCGGCCAGTTTTGCGCCAAGCTGAGCATTGAGCCGGCCAAACACGTGACCGATCTGCTGGTCGCTCAGCGGCGCAACCGCGGGGCCGGTGTTACCCGACGACGCGGGCGTCAACATCGATTGTCGAATTTCCTGCATAGCTGTCTCCGGTGGTTGGTGAGGTGTCGGCCAGGCCCTGCAGCGTGCTCACGCGGCGGTCGGTCGTTGTGGTTTTGCCGGCTGGGCGCTCGCCCTTCAGGCGCTGGCATTCGGATTTGAGGAAGCTGGCTGCGTCGGCGGGTTGCTTCACCACGGTGTTGCGCACGGCTTCGATGACGATCTCGTCGCCGTAGTCCTTGCAGAGCTTTCCAACGAAGCTGCCGCATTGCGCCTCCGGCATCTTTTGGTCTCGCAGGAGGGACTTCCCGGCCTTCCACAGTTCGGCCTTGGTCAGTTCGGACGCCGTCTTCGCTGGGTCGGTTGTGGCAGGCGCTTCAGCGCCCGTACCGTCAGGTACGGAAATAAGTTCTCCCTGTCCCTGTCCCTCTCCCTGTCTCTTGGATAGTGTTTGAGGGGTGACAACAGGGGGACATGCAGGGGTTGTCGCTGGGGACACCGGCGGTATGTCGCCAGGGACATACAGTGGTTGTCCCACGAGACAACCGGCGGCTCGCCACTCATCGAAATCTGGATACGGGATGGTGGTGTGGTGCCGTTCGTTGTGCTTTTTGATGCGGCCGCACTCAGTTTTCCAGCGCTGCTTCAGCTTGGACACCCATGCGTCATTGGCCTTTTCAGCAACTACCGGGTGGTACAGCCTTCCATCACTGCAGGTGATGTACCCGCGCATAGCGCCTTCGCGCACGTCGGCCCACTCCTTTGCGATCTTGCCGCGTGCAACATACCCAGCGGCCTTGGCTTGCCACTGGTTGTTGTCAGGAATTGAGCCGGCTGGAATTTCATGCCAGGAGGCACACCACAGCATCAACGCTGCCCAGCAAGCCTCTGGCGTCTCATCAGATGCCAGTTCTGAACCGCGCAGCCTGGCCACGTCCAGCGGCATGAACTTGAAGTCCTGCAGGTTGCAGTCTGCCGGGGTCATTGGCAGTGGGACGTTGCTCAAAGCCCGCTCCCCTCAAAGTTCACGCCAGCTGCCAGATCAGGCTTCACTACCGGCTCAATGACAAGCCCAAAATCTTCGACCTTCTTTTCCCACGGGTCTGGAAGGTGATAGAAACTGGGCTCCCTCCCATTCACAATGGTGACAAACTCGCCCCGCACCAGCAACGATTCACCATACAGTTCGTTGTCAGGAACTGCGCAAAACGAAAGCCTCTCGCGGTGGTGAAACATCCAGCCCACCGCGTGGTGCAAACCGTGGTGGAAGAACTCCCGGTTGTCGCTGATTCGAAACTGCGCGAGCCAGGCGTGCAAAGCTCGCTCGACGCTTTGAAAATCCCGGACTTCCATGTAGCAAAGTACTTGAAACGGATCTGGCACACCGGTGCCTTTTGAAAGCTCAGCAGCCCGTTCGTGTGGTGAGCGTTCGGTACAGCCGACCTTGTACACGTCGGGCATGTACTCATTGACCAGGATGTAAACGAAACCAATCTGGCTCATGACTCAATGCCTCCGGCGCGGTCGCCCTGCTCTTCGCGCTCACGTTCAATCTGTGCCAGTCGGTCCAGGTCACGGCGTGCCGCGGCCCCCTGCTGGGCGAAATAGTCGATACCTTCGTCCAGGCGGCGCTCTTCCTCGGCCACCAGAAGGGCCAGCTGCTCGGGCGACCTGGCAGCGATAGCCTGGCGCTGCGCCTGAAGCCAGCCCATAGCGGCCTCCCTGTTTCCGGACTTCATGCACTGCTCCATCTGCTTGGCACAGTCCTTGATGAAAAGTTCGCGCTCGGCGTCTGTCATTACGGGGGGCTGGGAGGGGGTCACGGTGCCAGCCTCCGAACCGCGAATTGCGTCATCGGCGAAGCGCTGTCCTGATAGTCGATGGCGTGCACCACCTCGCCGGGCAGCGCCTTGGTCAGCCACTGTGTGTGGCCGCCGGCATGCTCAACAGCGTCCGAGGCTTGCCGGTTCCAGCGCGCGCGCATAGCCGTGATCACCAGCAGGCGCGTCACCGAGGTGCGGTAGAACTGCGAGATCAGCGCCAGACGCTGCACGCTCATGGGGCCGGTGTAGTCGAGCCAGGCCACGTCGTATTGCTGCGGCGGTGCGCGCATGAGGTCGTCGACGTTGCCAAAGTAGAAGTGATCAATCCACAGGCAGCTGACGGCGCGCTCCGCGAACGGCGTGGATGGCAGGACCCGGAAGATGTTCTTCGGGTTGCGCATGCCGGGCGCACGCACCAGGGCGGCGTGGTAGATGCTGCGGTCGTTTTCTATGCAAGTGAACTGGGTGCGCGCCGGGCCGTCGGTGGTCTTCAGGTCGTCGACCTCGCGGCGCTTGAGCAACGCGCCCTCAAACTTCCATTTCAGGCCGGGCAGCGTCAGCAAGGAAATCTGGCCCGGCATATTCTCGGCGCTGCACAGGTCCAGCAGGACCTCGCGCGCGGCGCGCTTTTCTTCACCAGCGGGGTTGCGGGCGAACAGGATGCCGCCGCTGGGCGTGGCGTGGATCTGCTGGATGGCCAACTCTTCCTGGCCGCAGCGGCTCAGCGGGCGGTATGCGGCGACTTGGCCGATGCTCAGGGAGGTCATGGCCGACCGCCCTTCGTTGTGTTGATCGAAGCGGTTGGAGCCCTGCTGGTGCTGCCGACCTTCGAGGCCTCGGCCTTACGCAACGGGTGCAGCTGCTTCGCGGTGAAGATCAGGGAAGGCGCTGGAGCCTTGCGAGGGGTCTGGGTGCGGCCCAGGGACTGGCCTATCTCGCTCGGGATTCCCTTGAAGTCCCAGGGGGAGGGGTGGAGCTTCATGCAGCGCCGCCGGTTTGCCCCGACATTTCCCCGACATTACCTATGACGCGGGAAAGATGTTGCTGGGCTACAGTTTGAACATGCTCCTTCCCATAAATACGAACCCGCAGCGCAGTTCGGCAGATCTCGGCTATAGAGCAGCCGCTCTCGTTCGCGGCTCTCTGTGCAAGCAGTGCCGTTTCAGCGTCAATTCTGAACTCGGGCATGATTCCATCGAGCTTGCCGAAGGCGTCGGCAGAGGCCCCTCTGGAGTACATGATCGACCCAGAATCCTTATCACTGTCTTTTTTGGAGCTCATGGTTTTGTCGTCTCGGTTTTGTTGTGGGAAAGAAAGCCGGCAGCGCCGGCGGAAGACTCGGGATGGGTGCGCGCGTTCGATGCGCTGCCACCCGCTTTACGCTCGCTCGGGCTCCGCGAACCGGCTGGCGAAGTAGTCGTCCTGGAAGTCCTGGTGTTCTGGCGTGCCAGTCGGGTGCGGGTTTGCTTCGTGAAGCGGTTCACCGTTGACTGCCGCGGCCTGGGCCTGCTCCCGGCGCTGTTCGCGGGACATGCTGGTGAGGTGCTGGATGGACATGGTTCAGGCCTCCGCAAGACGTTTGGCGGGGCTGGCGGCGCAGTACTCGCACCACGCGGCATGCACCGGGATAGGCACGATGTAGGCCTGCGGGTAGGTGCTGCCGGGGGCAATGGGCACCATCTGGATCAGCCCGCGCTCAAGCAAAGGGTTGACGATTCGCAGCTGTGGGCGGTTGCGCGATTCGCTCTTTTCCCAGCCTTGTCGGGTGAGGATTCGAGCCTGCGACGCATTGAGGCCAGCGAAGTTGTATTCCATGGCTCAGGCGTCCTGCTCTGCTGCTGGCTTCTTGGCCGACTTGATGTGGTCATAAAAGAGCCGCACCGTCTCGATGCCCGGGTTGCCCGTGATGCCGCCCCGAATCTTCCAGAGGGTCGTGAAAGGAACCCCAGAAAGGCGGCTCAATTCCTGTACTTCCGCGTGGCCCAGGGCCTCAAGGTCTGCCTGGACAACCGCAATCGGTGGAATATTGATGTTCATGGGCGCTGAATCTACCGCATTCGGTATGTTCAGTCAACCGCATTCGGTAGAAGATTTCAACTACCGTATCCGGATGAACCCTAAAGACTCCAAAAAGGTTCTCTGGGACAACGTGTCGCGGCTCATGGTCGCGAGGTATGGAAAAGAGAATTTGACCCGCCTGTCGCAAGAGGCTGGAATCGGTCCTGCTACCTGCACACGCATTAAAAAGCAGACAACCAGCGTCGGGACTGATGTGCTCGAAGCGGTGGCCAAGGCATTGAAAGTCTCAGCGTGGCAGTTGCTCGTGGCCGGCCTGGACCCCGCAAAATTGCCAGTACTTTCCACTGACACCAGGGCGCAGGAAACTGCAGAATATTTCACCGTCTCAGCCGCCGAAGCCGCGCAGGTATTAGCTCAAACCCTTTCAAGCATGACTGCCGCCAGCCGCGAATCAGCAGCAACACTCTTGTCCAGCATGGCGAAGAACCCCGACGGCCAATGGGCTGAGTGGCTGGCCGATCTATTCGTGAAGGAATCCACATTCGCAACGTCTGTAAAAGCTGACAGGGGGGAAATACCCCGAGGCGCAACAGGCGTATCGCTGCCAACAATGGGAAAAAACCCATCCACCCTAGGGCAAGGCGCCGCCGCTTTGGAGCGGGGTCGCCTTTTTGGCAGCAGCGAAGGAATGCACGATGAAACTGACGACCCCCGCAAGCGGGGACATGGCTGAAGCGCTCGCAGAGTTATCTCACCTATCACTATCAAACGGCGGCCCGGTTTCGGGCTTTATTGGAATTATCAAGTTCGGCCCCGGCGACCACCGCGGCTACGCCTTCGGGGACTATGTTGAAAAACCCGAAGAATTTCTACCGGAAATGCGCCGGCTAGAGCGCAAGATCCTCCGGCTCCAACTGGTGCGCCCACCGGCGGAAAGCCGATGCAACCAGTGCGCCCTGCACCACCTGATCCCTTTGCCAGGCATCGAAGGCACCGGCCCCATATGCCCTGAGCAGCAAAGAACCGGCACTGAGCTGGTAATCCCACCAGGGTGCCACTACCAGCACTGAGCCCGCCTCGCGCAGTCACCAAACCCGCTTCGGCGGGTTTTTTCATGCGGTAACAAATACCCATTTTCGTAATCTACCGAATTCGGTTGACAACAGATACCGTATCCGGTAGAGTCTCTTCCATCGCTTCAAAAAGCAAACGAACCCGGCCAGCCCGCAATTGCTGGCCACTACCAACGGAAGGCCCGCGGTGGTTCTAGGCACTTAGTGCTGCAGCTCTTGGGGTGAGGAGTGAAGTGAAAGTGATTTATTGGTGATCGAAGCGGCAACGAAGTAATGACTCAACGCGCAGCTGAAGTTTCGGCCTCATTAGCCGGGATGTGGAGCCGACAGGCCC